AGTACTGGGACAGCGGAGTATATTCCGCTAAAAACTGGGATGATACAGACACAACTTCATCTACAATTGTAAGCAACGCAACACCTGCTCGTTATCTAGAAGTTAAACCATTTTTTGTTGAGGTTGAAGACTATCGCTCAACTCTAGGTCTACTTGGTATAGACCATATTGAAAGACTTAAGCGTCAGTTAGAGTGTATTACGCAAAAAGCTCTTGAAACAGAGCTGTGGGACGGTGCAGTTCGCATTGGCGCTAGCCATGCAAATCGAGCACTAGTAGATCCTGCCGCTACGATACTTAACTCAGGTACAGCATTATCCGCTCGTCGCGCACTAGCGCTTCTTGAGCAGACAATTGGAGAATCTTCAGCGTGCGGAATCCAAGGAGTCATTCACATGACACGCGACGTTGCGGCGCTTGTTGCAAGCTCTAATCTAGTCTACCCTTCAACTGGCAGCAGTGACACCTTCCTTAGAACTGTTGGTGGAACTCCTATAGTGATTGGTTCTGGCTACTCAGGGGCAGGTCCAACCGACGCGGCAGACGCCACGGAAACACCAAGCGCGACAAACAAATGGATGTACGCGACAGGAGACGTCAGGGTCATTCTTGGCGATATTGACGTTGTCAACGATAACCTAGCCCAAGGCTATGACGTATCAGGCAACGCGAACAACATGCTTCTTAAGGCAATCCGCCCGGCAGCAGTATACTTTGACTCGTCTGTTCACGCAGCAGTCAGGATCGATCTAACCGCGTAAAATATACGTATTAGCAGACAGTTATACATCAAAAATAAGGAGAAAAACAAACAATGGCAACTCAAGAATACGCCGCCAGTATTCAGGGCGTCTCAATTCGAGTAACTCGACTTGACGCGTCTGGTAACCTCCTAAATGAGCCTGGCGACAGCTACACAACATCTGCATTCATGCGTCTTTCATTCACACCAGAATATGAAGAAGGCGATGAAATTACAGAAAAAGGCGCTAACGGCGCTGTCTGCGTAACATACAAGTCTCCAGATACGCTAAAGCGTATCACAATGGAACTTGCAATCTGCGAGCCAGATACAGAATTAACGCAGCTTCTTTCAGGCGGTCTATTGCTTCGTAAGAACCTTGGAACATTTGCTACACCAGATCGCAAATCTGTTGGTTGGTCTTCTCCTGCAACAGGTGATGATCCTGCAGGTAACGGTGTTGCTATTGAGACATGGTCACACGCAATCATTGACGGCAAGAAGGCAGCAACACTTCCTTACTTCCACTGGGTATTCCCATACGCAAAACTTCGCCTTTCAGGCGACCGCGTAATTGAGAATGGTTTGCTTGCAAATACATTCGAAGGTTACGGACTTGGCAACACAGCATTCTCAATGGGCTTAGATGATCGCTGGGAATTCCCAGTTGCAACAGAGCGCCCATACTCATATGCTCGCAATGCTTGGGCTCCAACAGGCCGCAAGGGCTTCTACACATGGCACGGAGATATCTCAAAGACAATCTCTAACTCACAGCGTACTGGCACGACTGCTACAATCACTACCTCAACGGCTCACACCTTTGAGGTTGGTGATACAGTAACAATCTCCGGTACAAACGGAAATGCTCCTTTGCATGGTACATACACAATCACAACTGTACCAACAACAACAACCTTCACATACACAACAGCAACAAGTGGAACAATCACTTCTGCTGCAGATACTGGAACAGCTCTAGTACCTACAAACTCACGCGCGGTCACTGACTTTGCGTCAGAAGGTTCAACTACAGCTTATAACGTTCCTGGCAGCTTGGACTATAACGCTGATAACGACGTAGACTTCATCATTGCGTCTACAGAGGATCCAACCTCTTAATAATAGAATGTGAGCGGCATGCCGATGTGTTACCACCAACACAGGCATGCCGCTCCTTTATTAAGATCTACATTAACGACGATTAGACAGGACAGATAAGTGTCAAACCTTTGGGTTAACGTTGAAGAACTAGATATCTACGCGGATCATGAATACGCGTACGAGGCCGTTAAGGTAGCGTCTCAACTTCTATGGTCTATGTCTGGTCGCAAGTATGGTGGAATCAATACAGTTACAGAAAAATATGTATGCGCGTCACGTGCGTATCGTCTAGGCGCCTCTGCTCGTAACTACACGCCGGAACTTGTCGCCGGCGACATGTATAACCTTCCTTTTGATGAATTTGACGACTACGCCGAGCTTACAACAGACGGTATGTCACCTTCTACACGTCTACGCCTACGCGGACGGCCTGTAGTTAAGATCGACGCCGTCCGTGACCGCACTGGAATGATAGTCGACCCTTCTAACTACTATTTAGTAGATCATTCTACGCTTCAAGCACGCTCCGGGACAGCCTGGGCACCTTGCAACATTGAAGTTACATACACATATGGATCTCCACCTCCTGCGTCTGGCAAGGCAGCCGCGCGTACCCTTGCTACAGAGTTTATTAAGCTCTGGTCTGGCAACGATGACTGTGCATTGCCTCAACGTATTACCGCTATCTCTCGCCAAGGCGTTTCCTACACTGTTCTTGACAACCAGGACTTCATTGATGAGCTACGCACAGGTCTATACGTTGTAGATCTCTTCCTTAAGTCTTCAAACCCAGATAAGGCACGTGCAAAGGCACGCGTATTCTCTCCAGACGTTCCTCGCGCTCGTCGTCATGTTTCTAAGCCTCTTTCTCTTGCTCCAAGTGTTCTTGACATGATCATCACAGGAAATGACGGCGGAACTCTCGACGTAAACATCGACTACATCAACGCCGCGTTCCTGGTAACAGATGATACATGGGTGCCTAACCTTAAGATCAGTAACTACAGCGGAACTAAGACAAAAGATCTTGGCTCAGGCGCCGTTTCTATTAACACCATCACTACCGACATCTCTAAGTCCGTCTCTCACAAGCAGCTCGCGGATAACATGGCGATTATTACCACGTCGACTGCCCACGGGTTCTCAGCAGGCGACTACGTGACAATCTCAGGCATCAACGCAACCTTTAACGGCTCGTACTACATCGCGGATGTCCCTACGACTACTACCTTTATGTATGTCAAGGTTGCAAGCAACGTTGCGTACGGCGCAGACACCGGAACGGCGCTTGTTACAAACGAGTCTCGCGACACACTAACATTATCGGTTCCCTACGCAGATGCATATGCCTACGCGGGCTTTGTTGACCCAGGTACGTGGGATCTCTATGCAGTAAAGGGAACTGAAACTGTGTATATTGCGTCCGGTAACCTATCACTTAAACTTGGTGCTGTACCGACACCTACATATACACTAGACAACTAGGAGACGCAATATGCCAATTATTGACATCTCCACGGTTGACTCTAAAGCGTTACACCTTAAGGATTTTCTTGACGCAGTTCTTGCCAAGGTAGTTGCTACCTATGAAGAGTACAACGTAGACCTGCCTTCACGTCGTTTTTGGTTAATGGGCGAGCCTGCGATTGACTGCGAGCAGCTTTCTGTGTCATTTATTCAAATGTATCTAGGTCTTCCTGGAGATCAGGCAAGCCAGCCTCAACGCTGTACCCAACCACGAACAGCGGTGCTTAGCATTGCGGTATCTCGACAGATCCCCGTAGTTGGAAATAACGGCAAGGCTCCTACGGGAGAAAAAATTCAAGAAGGTTCAGAGATCGCGGCAGTTGATTGCTACCTATTTATGGAGCTTATGCGCAAACTCGACCAGTGGGAAGAGAACGAATACGGCATGGGTGTCATTGCAACCGTCGAGGCTGGTAACCCTGAGGGTGGCTTCGAGACAGTTCGTATGCAGGTATCTATGGTGGTCCCATAATGGCAGTTACAGTAGTATTTAGACCTGCTGCGCTAGACACGCTTCTTAACTCACCCGCTGGAACAGTAGGCGTATACTTAGCGTCTGTAGGCCAGCGTATAGTTGCAGCTGCGAAAGGGCAGGTGGGTGTTGACACAGGCAGACTGAAGGCATCAATTCACATGCGCCACAGCCGCTCTGGCGTGGGTCAATACATTGAGGTAGGCTCACCTGTTAAGCATGCGTTAGTACACCATGAAGGAAGCCGCCCGCACCTAATAGTTCCTAATAGATCTCAGGTGCTTAGATTTACTGCCGGCTCAAGAGTGATCTACACACATATGGTAAGACACCCTGGAACAAGGCCAAACAGATACCTCACCGACAACCTTTATTTGATAAGATAACCTAGAATTAAAGCACGTGCTTTAATAAAGACACCAACACAATACGGAGGAAGAAATAATGACCAAGTTCAAAGATTTTGGGTCCGAAGACACCGGCCAAAAAGAAGAAATATCTTTTAAGATTCACGGCGAAGAATTTTTCTGTCGCCCAGAGCTACAAGGAAAAGTTCTTTTAGACCTAGTTTCTAAATCAAACTCAGATGATGCAGCAGAGGCTGCTAACTCTATTACCTTCTTCTTTAAGCATGCTCTTATGGAAGAAAGCTACGAGCGATTTAACGCTCTGCTTTTGCACCCTGACAAGATTGTTCAGATGGAAAAACTAGGAGAAATTAGCGCCTGGCTAGTTGAGGGTTACACCTCGCGCCCGACTCAGGGGCCAGAAGTCTCGTCTCCTGGGGAATAGATCTCTGGCCCTACATTAATGGAAAAGCACTCGTGAACGGACTAAACTTAAAGGAAATGGAGGCAAGCGACATGCTTGACGTCTTGCACTACTTCTTTGAAGAAGATCTGTTCTACTCAACTGTTGAACAGGCAGAGGGCAGAGACCGTTCTCGTGTAGCTATCTATGAAGATTTCTACAAATCATCTTATGCCTACTCTGCTGCTTCAAGTTCCACAGCCGGTGGCCAAGGACTTAGCAGGAATTTTGATGACTTTGAATCTATCTCTCAAAAGGAAGAAGAAAAGATAGTCCCTTTTGACCCCTTGCAAAAGCAAAAGGCAGTTAAACCGTTTATTAGACCTACAACAGTAAATGCCGCAGCGGATCAGCCATTTGGCGACACGCTAGACGGTCCTATTACTAGAGGATAAGAAAAATTAAAAACCGAAAGGAGGTGAGTAAGTGGCAGTAGTTGGCGATGCGTATATAGTCGTAAAGGCTATTACATCTGGCTTTGAAAAAGACGTACGTCGTTCTCTTAATGGTATCAACCTTAAGTCAGACGGCGAGTCTATTGGTGAATCTTTTATAGAAGGGTTTAGTAGTAGTCTGTCTAAAGGTCTAGGCAAGAAGTTTGACTTCTCTGCCAGCGAGGCTGACGCTGCACGAGCAACTTTTCAAAGTCTTGTCAGAACAAACTTTGTGCTTACCGCCTCTATTGGTCCTCTTATCTCTAGCCTTGGCTCTCTTGGCGGAGGCTTTGTCTCTCTTCTTTCTATAGTCGGAGCTGCGACGCCTGCTCTAGTTGTGCTTCCTGGAATATTTACTGCAATTGGTCTTGCGGCTATAACAACTGTTGCTGCCCTTGGTGGAGTAGGCAAGGCTGTCTCTGCTGGACTAAACCAACAGAAAAAGGCAACGCAAGAGAACACAGCTGCTAAGATTGCAGCAGCTCGTAGAGTTGAAGACATCGAGAAGCGGATTGAAGAACTTAGCAAGGACAGTTTCCGTCTTGAAAGAGACCGTCTAAAAGATTTAGCAGAAGCCGAGCAAGACAAAGCACAAGCCGCAGAAGATGCTGCACAAAAAGAAAGAGAAGCAGTAGAAAAGAAAACTTTAGTTGTGCAAGAGGCGGCGCAGAAGGAACGCGAAGCAATACAAGAAAAAGCTTCAGCTGTAGAAGAAGCAGCTCTTCGAGAAGAAGAAGCCGAGAAGCGTCTTTCACTAGTTAAAGAGCAAAATACCGAGTCCATGATTGAGGCGAATAATCGCCTAAAGGAAGCACAACTTGATCTTACAGAAGCATTGGAAGCTGGCCGTGAAGAAGTACAACAACTTGGATTTGATGCAGAGGACGCAGCTCTTTCAGAGAAGCGCGCATCTATTACTCTTGAAAAAGCTCGTGAGACCTTACAGCGTACTCAAGATCTACCTCCGAATACCCGCGCTCGTCGTGAAGCACAACTTGCGTTTGCTGAGGCTGAACTTGGTCTACGTCGTGCTAAAGATAAGAATAAAGATCTTCAAAAGGAACAAGATAAGCTAGCTGGAGATCCTAAGAATACTACAGGATACATTGATGCGCTAAAGCGCCAAGAAGACGCGCAGGTAACAGTAGCTCAAGTCGCGCGCAATGCGCTACGCTCTCAACAAGAAGCTGAGGCAAATCTTTCATCTGTAAGAGCTTCTAATGCTATAAAGATTCTTAATGCAGAAAATAATATTGCAAACGTAAAAATAGAGAATGCTAAAAAAATAGCTGATGTAGAAAAGAATATTGCGAACGTAAAAACAGACAATGCTAGAAAGATAGCTGATGCAGAGCAGAAGTACGCAGATGTTAAGCAAAGGTACTTAGACAGAGAAGAAGATCTTATCGCCCGTATTCAAGACGCGTATGATGATCTTGCTCGAGCACTAGCAGACCAGGAAACTGCAAATAAAGGCGCTACCGGTGGTGTTGATGCGTACGCGAATGCATTAAAAGGTCTTTCTCCTGCGGCTCAGGCGTTTGTTAAATATCTTGTTGGTACATTTATCCCCGCGCTTAAAAAACTTAGAGATGCGGCTGCCGAAGCTCTTCTCCCTCTTCTACAAAATGGCCTTGAAAAACTAAGAACAGAATTATTTGATCCGCTAGAGCCAATGCTTGCAAAGCTTGCAACTTCTATCGGCAAGGGTTTTAACTCTATTATTGACTCTATAGTCAAACCAGAAAACATTAAAGATCTTGAGAAAGTATTTGAGCAGTCAGGTTATATAGTTGAAGGTCTTGGAGAGACCATAGGAAACGTCTACGATTCTATTCTTTCTATTCTCGTTGCCGCCGATCCTCTTATTCGCAAGTTTACTGACTTCTTAACTAAGAAAACTGGAGACTTTGCAAAATTCTTAAACGCAGGGCAAGCCAGCGGAGAGCTAGAGGCATTTTTCACTAAGGCAGGAAATATCGCCGCTCAGTTAAGCGGAGTTTTTGGTAATTTATTTAGTGGAATCTCTAATGTCATCAGCGCCAACTTCCAGCCTGGCGGCGGTGGATACATCGTCCTTGACTGGCTAGAAAAGATTACTGCTAAGTTTGAAGCATTCTCGGGGTCAGTAGAAGGAAAAGATTCATTAGCAGAGTACTTTAAGGGCGCGGCAACAAACTCAATAGCAATTTTAGAGTCAGTTGGTGCATTTGTAAAGGAAATTCTTAAAGTTGGCGCAGACCCTAATGTTAAGGTTTTCTGGGATACGTTAAAAGAAGGCGCTCCTATCTTTGGAGACATTCTTAAGTCAGCTAATGAAGCAGGCCCATCACTTGCTAGACTAGTAGTAAACATTCTTAAGTTTACGAAGGCAACTACAGACGCCGGCGCGATAAAGGTATTCTTTAATACGCTTAACACCGTTCTGGAGGCAATAAACACCCTCTTAGAAAACAAGTTTATCAAGGCTGTATTCAATGCTACAGGAAAGATTCTAGCCTTTGGCTTGGCTCTTGGCACGATTGGCAAAGTTGGTAAATTTGGTACAAAGGTTGTTGAAAGTAGTCTACGTAGTATTGGTACACTGGTAAAGGCTATTGTGCCTGCCCCTGTTCTTGCTAAAGTTAAGTCAGGTCTAGAGACAATAGCGCTTAAAGGCATGTATGCCTTTGATTCAATAAAGAAAGGCGCTAAAGATACTGCAAAGGTGATAGGAAAAGAGCTTGTTGGCGCTTTTAAAGCTTTGGGTGTTGTTATGAAAGCAAACCCTCTTGGAGTTTTTCTTACGGTAGTAGGTCTTGTAATTGCTGCTATCGCGATACTTTATGGAAAAAGTGAAACTTTTAAAAATCTTGTTGATGGTATAGGTACGGCAATAAAAAATGCTTTTTTAAAAGTAATTGATTTCTTGAAAAACAACTGGCCTATGATACTTGCTATTCTTACAGGACCGTTTGGACTAGCAGTTTTGGCTGTAGTAAAGAACTTTGATGAAATTGTTGCTTTTGTTAAGGGATTAGGTAGTAAACTTGCAGAAGCTGGAAAAGCAATATGGAACTGGCTAGTAGACTTTTTTGTAGCTCGATACGAGACATTAAAGGGCAACATCGGTGCATTTATTACCTTTATAATTGGTCTACCAGGCAAAGTTAAAACTGCAGCAGCAGGCATATTTAACTGGCTAGTTGACTTTTTTAAAGATCGATATGAAACGTTAAAGGGCAACATCGGCTTAATGGTTGACTTTGTTAAAAGTCTTCCTGGAAAAATTGCAAATGCAGCTAAAGGAATGTGGGATGGGCTAAAGGGCGGACTTCAAAGTGTTATTAACTTTATTATTGGAGGTCTAAATGGGGCTATTGGAGCAATCAATTTACTTCTAAAGGGTCTTAAATTTGCAACTTTCGGGAAGGTAAATTTTCAAATCTCTCCGATTTCTCCAGTGCAGTTAGCTCAAGGCGGAGTTATTCCGGCTTCCCGCGGAGGCACGCTTGCGGTTATTGGAGAAGCTGGTCGTTCAGAGCGAGTAGAGCCTCTTGACCCAGACGGACTATCAAAGCGTGACAAGGCTATGATTAGTATGCTTTCTGGTGGCGGTGGTGGAAATACAATTAACGTCTATCCTTCACAAGGTATGAACGAATCAGAGCTTGCGTCTATAATTTCACGTCAAATAGCATTCCAACTTCGTCGCGGAGGAGCATAGCATGGCGAGAAATAACTTAATCGTCAACCCTTCATTTAAGACAGACACAACAGGTTGGTCTGCCACAGGATCTTCAACGATTACTCGTATTACCACCGACGCGTTCTTTGGCTCCTCCTGCCTAGAAATTACGAAGGCCGCGGCCGTAAACTCAGGTGCGGTGATTGCATCTCGCATCTCTGTCTCCGCCGCTACCTCGTATGCGGTTGCCGGATACGTAAAGGTCCCTGCGGGAGAAGAAACCGGTGCCTTTCAAATTAACGTCGGCTGGTACACTGCCCTAAGCGGTGGTAGCCTTATCTCCACGACCTCCACAATCAGTCTAGAGAACACTCCAGGCGATGACTGGATAAGACTAATGGGTGTAATGACCGCGCCTGCATTAGCCCTTGGAGCGCTAATCTCGATTGTTCAACCGTTGGCTGGCACGGTTAGTAAGAAATTCTACGCAGATGCTTTTATCTTTGAGGCCGCATCCTACGTCGGCGAGTATTTTGACGACGTAACGCAGGCAACTGAAAACAAGTACGTCAACCTTGGGCTTACTCCACTACCTATCCCTAAGATCACAGGAATGCAGCTTAACGCTGACGTTTCAATCGGAAGTCTTATTCTTAACACGGTAGATGAAAACGGCGTTGTCTGGGTATGCACGGATATTGAAGGTTGGTGGGTTCATCCTGAGCCGGAGGTACGTGATATTCCTCGCGGTTGGGGAGACGGATCCTACGATGTGCGCGGACGCTATCAAGCTCGCCAAATTACACTTAATGGAGTCTTTCTTACTCCAGACCCATCGCTAATTCCAGTGTCAAGAGATAAGCTTATCCAAGAGACAGATCTTGTATACGTTGGCGGATGGTTGAAGACAAATGAAAATCCTACCAAGGCTTCGTTCGTTCGTTTATCTGGTCAACCAGATATTCAAACTGTAAACGCTCGTGGACGCACAGAGTTTTCTATCGGACTACGTGCACCAGACCCTCTTAAGTACGAGTGGTACGAAGGAAACGAACTAGGCTATCGTGCGGTGACGATTGCAGGAGAAGATTCGGGAACTCCCGGATCTGGAACAGGCACGGTTACAAATACAGGAAACGCATATTCGCCTGTTATTTTTGAGGTTACCGGCCCTCTTACTGGTCCTGCAACTATCCTTAACGAGACAACTAACGAGTCTATCACCATCATTGGCGCGTTGCGCGGAGTCCTGACACCTACCGTTTCTAACAGGGCTTTAACAGACAACATTGCAACGCTTACAACCTCGGCTGCTCACGGGCTTCTTGCGGGTGATGTGGTAGTTGTATCTGGCGTTCACGCAACATTTAACGGCACCTTTACGATATTAACTGTGCCAACAACAACTACGCTTACCTACGCTAAAACAGCTACCAACGTAGTATCAGTAGCTTCATCTGGAACAATTACATCTAGCGCAGATATTCTTGAAATTGATACGCGTGACCACGAGGTTGCGCTTAACGGAGACGCGGTCGGTAAGCGCAGTCTTATTGACGTTCTTGCAGAGTGGACACTCTTAGCTCCTGGCGCAAACGTATTTAGTTTTTACGATGAAGGCGACCTAACAAGCTCTGCATCTTTAACGGTGTATTACCGCTCTGCATGGCTTGGATAGTATACAATGTGTTTAACGACGAATCTACTTAGTGAGGTATAACCCATGGCACTGTATCAATCAGACGCAGCCGTATATAGGTACTTTACTACTGATCTTTTAACGAATCAGGTACTTGCAGAAATTCCTTTCAAAGGAGTTTCCTTTGAAAGATCTATCAAGGCAGCGGGCAGCTTTGGCGGAAACATACCGGTTATCCCGGAGACAGCCTCGATGAACTTGTATGAAAGCACCATGCCTGGAAAAACAGGACTCTACGTTGTGCGTGATAGCGAGTGTGTGTGGGGCGGAATTATCTGGAACCGTAACTACAATGTCGTTGACCGTGAACTAAGTGTCAGCGCATCAGAGTTTACCAGCTACTTCTTCCACCGTAATATCTGGAAGACATGGACGCACGACTTTGGCGCAACCGTTGTTGCGTCAGGCGGAACTCTAACTGCAACTCTAGAAGCCTTAGAGTACGACTTCCCTGTAGGCTCGTCTGTTCGTCTTATATTTCCAGAGGTTTCTGACTTTGTGTATAACGCATATTACGTAATTGCCTCCTCTCCTACAAATATAACATTCACCATCACCGGAACATCCGTGCCTAACGGAACATACGTCGGTGTGACGGTCTACGCGCGCGTTGATACATACGACTACGTACGCCAGCTGCTCGATGAGATTCTTGTAGACTTTAGCGATATAACATTTCCTAACACAGACATTGAGCCGGCGCTTACTAATAGCTTACGAATTACATCTATTACCGCGCCGTCAAGTATTACTACAGTTACTACCGCATCTGCACATGGGCTGATACCTACTCAAACAACAGAGATCTATAACGTGTCTGCTGGACTAGACGGTTTGTGGGATGTAACGTCGGTGCCTAGCGATACTACGTTTACTGTTGCATCATCATTAACATCCTCGGTAAAAAATATAACTAAAACAGTAACGTCTAAGTCTATCGCGGACTTCACCGCAACTATTACTACAAGCAGCTCTCACGGCTTCGCGCAATATGACACGGTTGTGCTTAGCGGTGTAGATGATCCTGCCTCTCTTATCATTGTGTTTGACGGCGAGTACCAAATTGTAGATATTCCAAGCGCAACTACGTTTAGGGTATACGTTGCAGATAGCGACATGGTTGCTACGGCGGTAACTGGCGGAACGGCTGTTGTTCAATCAACTGCGAACGTCGGAACATACGGACCGTTTCCTGGAAACTCTGACATTGATATCTCGTATTCAACAGATGAGTATAGCGGAAAGAACGTGCCAAATAATCCATATCGCGGATTTGAGCTTCGCTCAGTTGGTGAAGAACTCGACGAGTACTCTGACACTGTAGACGGCTTTGAGTATCGTATTGACTGTGATCTTGTGTATATAGGAGACATACCTACGTTTACACGCACGTTTGTTTTACTACCTATTGACTATCCAAACCCTCCTGCGGAAGGAGAGGTATCTCCTCCAAGTCGCTACGGAGCAGACCAGCTTGTATTCGAGTATCCTGGAAGTATTATTGACGTGACGATGGAAGAGTCTGCCGAGGACTCGGCAACGCGTTTCTTTGTTGTTGGAAATATCCCAGATCTTGGCGATGACATCAGCCAACCGTACGCGGTTGCGTCTGCAACTGATCTTTTATTAGCAGGCTGGCCTATCCTTGATGCAGAGGAGACAAGAAGCGAGGAGTCTGAAGAGTCTGCCTTGTATGCTCACGCGCAACGCTACCTTGCGGAGTCACGCCCTCCTATCTCAGACATCAAGGTAAAAGTTAACGGATCTTTATCTCCTAAGATCGGAGAGTTTGTTCCAGGAGACTGGTGCTCGATTATTGTTGAAGATGAGTTTGTAAGAATGCGTCTTGCAAGTGACCTTGAGGTTCGTGATACGGTAATCGTTCGTAAGATCGAAGGATTTAAGGTATCAGTTCCTGATACACCAAGTTTCCCAGAAGAAACTGAATTGCTACTAGTTACAGAGCCGGAGGTTGACAAGATTGGCCAGTAGACGTAGACGCCGTAAGAGTATCGGCAAGGTTATAGTTGACGTTGAGCGTCGCGTTCGTCGTGTTGAAAAACGACCTGGTGCAAAACGTCTTAAGGCAAACGTTGTAACAACTGAGAAGCTTGGCTATCGCGCGGTAACAACGAAGGTAATTCAAGTTGACGCGGTTGAAACAGAAAATATCGCAACTGACGCTGTAACAGCGAATGAGGCAGCTTTTGGAGTTACCGTAGTTTCTGATACAGATCCTGCTATCGTAAAAGAAGGAACGACTGTAGTTGACCCTGACACAGGTGCACAGAAAGTTTACAGTGAAGATGTTTCAGCTTTTGTAACTATAACTGATCCGGCTGCACAGGCAGCTGCAGATTCTAAAAGCGCTGTCTATTACCAAGATAACGAACCAGCGGGCACGGCGTATGAAGTCGGCGACATCTGGATTGATACAAATGATAATGATAAACTTTACGCCTGGGACGGCACCGACTGGGTATTGTCGCAAGACTCGGCAGCAGCGCAGGCTACGGCTGATGGTAAGGCAAAAACGTATGTGCAGGACAATGAACCTACCGGCGGTGCGTACAACGTTGGTGATCTTTGGATAGATACTAACGACGGAAATAAGCTGTATAGGTATAGTGGAACCGCGTGGGTTTCTGCGCAAGATGGTGCAATTTCCACCGCGCAGTCAACAGCGAACGGCAAAAATAAAGTTTACTATGACACTGCCGCGCCGGGCAGCACGGCTAACACCGCTGGAGATATCTGGTGGCAGTACTCTGGTGGAGTTGTTGTAGGACAATATGTAGGTGCCGGTGGCACATCATGGACGTCTGCTCCAATTGGGAACGCGGTAATCGCCAACCTTGACGCCGGAAAAATTACAACTGGGTACTTAGACGTCGCCGGTACGGTAAAAATTACAACGAGCGCCACGGCTTCTGGCACAGGTGGATTTACACCTCGCATTGAAATAAACTCTAGCGGCTTCTTTGCGTATAACGGATCTGTAGCAACAGTGTCTATCCTTAACACTGGCACAGCGGTATTTACAGGTGAGGTAAAAGGTTCTACTTTTACGTCTACAAATTATCCAAGTGGCACAGGTCTTGCGCTAGCTCCATCAGGCACTGGTAATTCAATTTTCTTTAACGTAAGCGGATCAGAAATTGGCAGAATAACAGCCGTAGCTGAGGGTGTTGTTATGCAGTCAGGCGACTCAATGCTAACGATGGCTTATGCAGGGGCTGTAATTTTAGCGGGTGCGTACAACTCTATAACTCTTGCTAACGCGCCGTATCTTCAATCAAGTGGAAGCAACACCAGCGGTGTCTCCGGCTCGCTAAGAAACACTTTTGCATCATCCTCTGCACCAAGTGACGCGCTCGACGGTGGCAACGGAGACGTATGGTTAAGGTGGTCATAAGATGACTGGGCATGTTAAGTCAGCTGGATCATGGAGAACTCTTACAAATTTGTATGTAAAAGTTTCTGGAACATGGAGAACTGTAAGTACAGGCTATGTAAAGGTTTCAGGCACATGGCGTACTTTTTTTACCTCTGCTCTTACTCCTTCAATCGCGTTAAGGGTAACTATCTCTCGCAACAACGCAACGTACCCTTCAACTCTTACCGGCACTAACTTTAGATGGGCTAACTCTACGTCCTTAACCTATGTCTTTCAAAAGTCTTCCGATAACGTTAACTTTACAAACATAGGCTCTGCAACGTCTATCGCCAACCCTTCTGTAGGATCTTCAAACACCGTAACCTACGTGCTCACACCTTCAGACTTTCCCGCTCCTATCTCGTATTATCGTTTTGTCGTAACCGCGGTGAACTCTACGTACTCTACCTCCGCAACCTCAACAAGTACATCGGTGTCCGTATCAGCTGTGCCTTCAGGCGGAACAGTTTCAATATCTACAAATACAGGAAACTACAATGTTGGAAGCATTATAACTTTTTCAACTACAGGCTGGTCTTTCTCACCGACGAGCTACAGTCTAAGACTTTATAACGGAACAAACCCCGTGTTAACTAGCGACCCTCTTAGAGCTTCAACGTCTAGCGCGTCTGGGACGTATACTATTGTACAAGACGACGCTACAAAATTCTTTAAGGCGTTTGCTACCGCTACTAACTCCGCTGGAACTTCTACGGAAGTTAGCTCTACGCAGGTAGGGCCGGCAGTTGCTCCTGTTTTAGTCCCAGTAAATACAAGTATGCCAACAACTAGTGGAAATTTATCTGTAGGAAGCATTGTAACTTTTGGAGTTGGATCTTGGGACTACTCTCCTACAGGCTATGATTTAAGACTATATCGTGGCACCGCGGGAGTTCTTATGACAGAGACAGTAGTTGCCTTTGCAGGAAGCGCTATAAGCGACACCTACCAAATAACTCAGGCAGACTATAACAGCGGGCAGCTGTATCTAAGATCATATGCGTCTGCAACTAATGCCGGTGGCACGTCTGCGTATGCAGCTGGTCAAGAAATTGGACCTATAACTTCTGCAACTGTGCCTGGCCTTGTTACTTCCTTCACGGCGACCTCTTTACTCTCGGGCTCTACGCTTTCTTGGAACGCGACGTGGTCTGCCCCTTCCTCAAACGGCGGTGCAACGATAACAAGCTATAAAGTGTTTGTTGAGCGTGCTGGAAGCAGCACTGGCCCTTGGATTGCGTCAACTACCTCAATAAGCACTTCAGCAGGTGGAACTTATTCTGGGGCCTATACCGCATCAAGCCCGTTTACAACTGCGAATGCTACAACTCCAAAAACGATCTACGGAAGAGTAACTGGAACGGCTGCAACATGGATTAGGGTCTCCGTTGCGGCAGTAAACTCCATTGGCACTGGCGCGTACAATACGGCGGTAGGCTAAGTATGAAAGAATACGTTATTTCTAAGCAAGAAAAGATAGATATAATTCAAAGCAAGCTTTCTTGTATGATCGGTATGAAAGAAACTATAGAATATGATCTAGCACAGGAAGAAGACATCCAAATTAGAATTCAACTAGAAGAACATCTAGTTAATTATAAAAACATAATAATTGCTCTAGAAAACTTTAAAGAAACTGTAGTAGAATAGCACGCAATACAGCAGTAAATGTTATACAATTTAGCGTTACAAGGACGCTAAATGGACGCAAGGAGACACAATGGCAGACTACGACCTAACCGCAGCAGATAAAATCGCGGTTGTCAACTCACATATTAAAAACATTAACTATAATAAGTTTAACGCAGAGTTAGTTATCATCGAGGAAAACGCTACATCAAACCCTTCTGCTACTAAGATATCAGACGCTAACGCAACTATCGCAGAGGCAGACGCGCAGATTGTAGCCTTAGAAGCACAGATCACAGCTCTTTCCTAACAACTAACCTACGACAAGGACGTTTACTTAATGGACAAGCCAAAGACTAAGGATGAGCTAATCATCATCGCGCTTCAACAGCGCATCGGTGAGATGGCCATGCAGTACGAAAGCGCTATCGCGTCTATTCGTGCAGATCTAACTCAGCTTCAAGATGTACTTAATATAGTCAATGGCGATAACATCAAGAAGATTGAAGGAGAGCCAACGAGTGCATGAGGTAAAGGACGGCTCGCGGACCCTACAGTTTAGCGGAAAACTTCTTGCGGAGTCTTCTTCCTGGCGCTCTGGAACATACCGTTGGATAGAGTTTAAGCTCTATAAAACAGACAATGGCTCCTATATTCTTTCTCGCATAGGTGTATCTTTAATTTTTCATGGAGCCGCGTGCCAGTTGGTTAAAAGATACGGCCTTATAGAGATGCCTCTATCTGCGTTGGTAGATGACGCGCTTCCTTGCGAGGAATGTCGTCCTACACGTAACGTTGCAGTTATCTTCCCCGAGAAACATCGTCATTGGGCACAGGTATCCGAGGAGCCAACTCCCGTACTTGACGCCTTGTATAAATACGACCAATCTGGAGCTCGCTATTTAACAAACGTTGCACAACGATTACTAGAAGACGCTTCTGAAGTAGATAAGGGTATTGAGTCGGTGTACAGGATAGAGCTTATTCCGTAAATCAAGTTTTAGTGTTATAATTTTCTTAGAGACAAAGGACGCAAAAGATGTTTATAGTTATTGAAGGCACGGACGCCTCAGGCAAATCTACATTAGTGTCTGAAGTTCAAAAACAACTTACCGAAAAGTTTCCTAAAAAAGAAATCGAGTTCTACCATAAGTCTAAGCCTGAAGAGATGTCTCGTCGTTGGGTTTTATATGACTACGTCACCTCTATTGAAAAGGCAGATTGGTCTCAACGTATTGCGGTTGCAGATCGCTGGCATTGGGGCGAAATCACGTATGCGTCTATAAAACGCCCTGAGACGGGTACAGGCGACGGATACGGTCTCCTTGGTAGAGCAGGTTGGCGTTGGACAGAGCTTTTCCTTCAATCACGCGGTGTTGCTCAATTTTGGCTCTATCAACCTCTTGATGTTATTACTCGTCGTCTTAATGCTCGCGGTGACGATTACATACAGGCGCACGAGCTCGAACAGATCTTAGGTTTATACGAGCTCGCGGCAGCAAACTCCGCAGGACTTGCAGGACGCCTAACTCCTTCTCCAGATTCACTTGATGCCATATCTCATCTTGCGTCACACGTTATTAGCCGCGCGGAAGCTTTTCAAGAAGACACGCAGGAACTAGTAAAGTTTCCGGAGTACATCGGACAAAGATTTCCAAGGGTACTACTCGTAGGAGATACAAGAAATATCACTAAGAAATATGGCGAGGAAACTATCCTGCCGTTCATGCCTGTTGATGGAAACTCCGGCGAGTTTTTACTTACGGCTCTCGAGTCCGATAAGTGGAAGACCATGGGTATCGTTAACATAAACGATATGTCATCGGAGCGTTTTGAGGATCTATGGTGTACCCTGCGTCGTCCACCTATAGTTGCCTTAGGGCGTCTTGCAGAAAAAGGACTTATCTACGCAGACATACCTAGCTATCTTTACTCTGTAACCTCCCACCCGCAGCATGTTAGACGATTTCTTAACTCGCAAAAAGAAGAGTACGGCAAGGCAATAACACGACTAACACAAACAAAAGACAGGGAAGATAAATGGATACTGCGATAATTAACATACCTGACGCGGTTAACGGATACGTTGATCTTGTGCAGCACGTACTTAAATACGGCAAGGAGGTCGCTCCTCGCGGTATGAAGACGCGCGAGATTGAAGATGCAATTATTCGTATAGATGACGTGTACAACACCTTACCTTTAGGTGTAGGACGTGGAACTGTTCCAGGTATCGGTGCGGTTGAGGCTTGCCAGCTTATCGCAGGTGCAAGCACACCGAAACTTGTTATTGCCATCGGTCCACAGTTTGCTAACTATACCGAGGATAACGGATTATTTCACGGAGCGTATGGAATTCGCACACAGTCACAGTATGCTCCTATAGTTGAAAGACTTAAGGCAGACCCAGATACGCGACAGGCTGTCGTTACGATTTGGAATCCGGAGCTAGATCTTCTTGCAAATAAGCGAGACTACCCGTGCACTATCCTTCATCAATTCAGGATTCGCAACAACAAACTTAACATGAGCGTTTACATGCGCTCAAACGACGTATGGCTAGGAGCGGCGTACGACTTCTTCCAGTTTACCCGCGTTCAACTTGCTATCGCATCTATCCTGGGTATCGAGCCAGGAACGTATCACCATCACGTCGGATCTCTTCATATCTACGAGCAACACTATGACTCTGCAGAAAGCTTAAAACATACTTACGCTCCGTACGAAAAGATCCCTGCTATGGTAGGTAACTCTTGGGGAGAAGTTTCAGACTACGCAATGAACGCGTTGACGGCTGCAATTCATCATGAGGAAAAAGCGCTTCTGTACGGTCTTCACCCTTTTGAGCAATGGTATGCAAACGCCATGATTAAGGCAGTCAATAAGAGATGAAAATTCATGGAGTAGTAATAGCAAGAAATGAGTGGCCTTTACTAGGTCTCTCTATCTCGCATGCGCTTTTTTATCATGTTGATAAAGTTTTTGTTATTGACCACTCCAGCACCGACGACACAAAAAATGGTCTTGCTGAGCTACAAAAGGTTTGGCCGGATCAGATAGAGGTATTTAGATATGAGGACAACTTATTTGACCAGGAAGCCTTAACTAATATTCTTCTACATATCAGTAATCAAGAAAATCCTGACTGGAACTTTATCTTTGACGCAGACGAGTTTCTCGTTAGCCCTACCGACAAAGATATAGAAGATCTTTTATCTAATCTAGGTGAAAAATGGAATGCTATAGCCATGCAGCTAGAAAACTATATAGTTCCACTAGGATTTATTGACACCAGACTAGATGATTATCATCTCATAGATCATTATGTGACGTCCGTAAATCACATAGGAGATCGTGACGAGTTTCACGAGCAGGTTAAAAGAAACGAGAAACTTCTTCACGAGTTTAGGGTTCCCTCAAAGATCCTGGTAAAAAACAACTCCGGTGACTTTGTTGACGCAGGACAGCACCAGCTTAAATATGGGGACGGTAAGTTCTGGCACCTTTGGGATACTACGGTTGCCGCGTCAAATAAGGAAGATTGGTTAATATGTCATCTTCCTTACACGAGTCTACAAAGATTTAAGGCTCGCAAGGATGTGCACGAACGCGTCAATAATAACTTTGCCAATAAAGTTTTTGCAAAGACGATAACGCCTGATGAAGATATTGCACAGATGTGGGATAGACTTCAAATGCACCCTGGAGACACTAATCCAATCTTAGTTAAAGATTCTTCACTTTCTAAAAGTTTTGCTCCTCTAACTGAGAAGTTAGCGCCTTACTGGGGAAAAATACTAAGGCCAGAACACCATAATGTGATGTACAGAATATCATCAGAGGCAATAGAGTTCGCGGTCAACGTTACTAATAAGTATATCAGCAAGTCCGATGAGCTATGGGCAAATCAGAAAGGAGACCGAATTGAGTAATGAGCTAGAGGGTTTTGGACAAAGTAGTCCACTTCGCGAGGCAACCGTGCAACTCCACGAGATGTACGTTGAACTTAGATCTGCGGGCTTTAGCAAGAAGGAAGCACTGCACCTAGTGTCAAAGATACTTTCAAGTGCTGTTATTGGTGGAATTGAGGATATTGATAGATGAGTAATCGCCCTTCCTGGGACGAGGTCTGGATGCAGGTTGCAGATGCAATCGCACAAAGATCTCGCTGTAGCCGTGCACACATTGGAGCTGTTGTTGTGTCTAAGGACCAACGCATAAGTTCTACCGGGTATAACGGTCCTGCAGCTTTGTTTCCTGCGGAAGGCGACTGTATTAACTGGTGTGCACGAGCACAAGGATTAAGCTCACTCGATAACACATATGATTCATGTCCATCAATTCACGCAGAGTCAAACGCACTACTATACGTTGACCGTTCTCGCGTAGAAGGTGGTACCATATACATAACAGACGCAGCATGTTATCAGTGTGCAAAGTTAATTTCTAACTCTGGAATTACACGCGTTGTTATGCGAATTGGAACGCGTGCGGCTCATCGTTTGCCGGATGCGACTGTAGATTATTTTAAGAAGTGCAACATCGAGGTAGTAATAACAGAGGACGTAAATGACAGTTGAAGGCTTAGGTGACGTACAACTTCACCTCGTAGACAGCGTTGAAAAGGCAGGCGAGTTTTTAACCTGGCTTGGCGAGCGTCGTCCTCATGATGCAATCGCGATTGATACTGAAACTGGAGAATACCCAGGACGAGATCGCAAGGACGCCTTATCTCCTTGGCACGGGCGAATTCGTCTTGTGCAGGTTGGTGATGGGCAACAGGCGTGGGCAATGCCGTGGGACGAGTGGGCAGGTGCGTTCTATCAAGCTATGGATAAGTTCGATGGGCAAATTGTTTGTCACAACATAGCCTTTGAGGCAAAGTGGTTTGACATTCAATCACGTTGGAAGCTGCCGTGGCACAGGTCGCACGACACGATGATCATGGCCCATATCATTGATCCGCTTGGTGTCGGTGCGTTAAAACGTCTTGCAGCTTTATATGTTGACGGGCGCGCGGTTGCTCTTCAAGATACGTTAGATACAGAGTTAGCAACTAACGGCTGGACATGGGGCACCGTTCCGACTAATTTTCAACCTTACTGGGCATACGGTGCGTTAGACTGCATCTTAACTATGCGCCTGTGGGAAAAGTTTTATGAAAAGTGTGGCCCTGACGGTCCATACAATAGAGCATACGAATTAGAAATGGCGACACGTCGCATTGTTACCCGCATGGAAATCAACGGCGCACGTATTGACCTTGACTACTCCAAGAAGAAGTTTGACGAGTTAACAGAGTACGCGGGCTCAGTTAAGACCTGGGCTAAGGAAAAATATAACGGTGTTTCCATCGGTAGCAATATTCAACTAGTGCGCTTACTAGAATCTCTTGGCGCAGAGATTAACGAATACACTCCTTCGGGACAAAAATCAGCTTCAAAGGATCAACTTAAGCTTCTTACTATTGAAGGCAACGACGAGGTAAAGTCCTTAGCTGAAATCGTACTCAAGCAGCGCAAGGCAGATAAACTTGCCAATACATATTTTGCAAACTTTCTTAACGATAACGTCAATGGATTTGTTCACCCTTCTGTAAAAACGCTTGGCGCTCGTACCTCTCGCATGTCAATCCAAAACCCTGCGCTGCAGACATTGCCTAAGGGTGATGACGTTGTACGTCGTGCGTTTATTCCTAAGGACGATGACCACGTGATTATTACCTCTGACCTTGACCAGGTTGAGTTTAGAATGGTTGCGTCTCTTACTGGAGATCCAAACCTTATCGGTATGTTTCATCAGGCAGACCTCACAGGATCAGATCCGTTCACTGAAATTGGAAAAGAAGTATACAGCGATCCAAACTTCCAGCGTTCTGATAAACGACGCGGTCTTATTAAAGGCATGATTTATGGTCGTCTCTATGGCGCAGGTGTTGCAAAGCAAGCGCTAACTGCAGGTGTGCCCGAGACGATAATGAAGACTGTAGTTAATCAATTTGACGCACGCTTTCCAGGCATGACCGGTTTCCAGCAAAAAATTGAAGATGTTGGAATGCGTCGTCTTAAGGCAGAAGGCCAAGGGTACGTTCACACATGGACAGGCCGCAGACTTCCTTGCGATGAAGATCGAGTTTATACATTGCTTAATTATTTAGCCCAAGGAGGTGCGGCTGAGATCTTTAAGGCAAATCTTGTAAAACTAGATCAGGCAGAGTTAACCGAACTTCTAATCGTCCCTGTGCACGATGAAATTGTTCTTAACGCACCGCGTAACGACGTTGAAGAAATTAAGCGTATCGTTAAGGAGTGCATGACAACTACCGAAGGTTGGGCAGTCCCACTTACAGCCGGCATTGATGGTCCTATGGAAAACTGGGGAGAAAAATACTAGTGAAGATGATCTTATCGGTAGACCCAGGCAAGGCAACAGGCATGACTTTATTCTCGTTTGAAAGAGGACAGGAGCCAGTCTTAATCTGGGCAGGTGAGTATCAACAAGAAGAGTATGCTAAGCCTATCCGTGACACTCTTATTGAGTATCCTGATGTGACTGTTGTCTGTGAGCGCTTTATCATTAACGCTCAGACTGCTAAAAAGACGCAAGCTCCCTACAGCCTTGAGCAGATTGGTATTCTTAAGCAGTGCCTTATGGACGCAGGAAGAAAGGCAGATGACGTTATCTTCCAATCACCTTCCGACGCCAAGGCAATGTTTGATAATCCCAAACTTAAGAAGCTGGAATACTGGCATAAGGGCGGTGAAGGACACGCGCTTGATGCGATACGACATGCCCTTCTTCAGTGTGTAAAGCTTGGTTGGATCCCTAGAAGGCTCCTACAATAAATAAAGTAGATACTAAGCAGAAACAATAAACAACTTCTGCAAAATCCTGTTAGTATAGCGAAATAATGACGAAAGGAACGACAAACAGTGCCAGTTGACGTAGAGCTTGACGAGTCGGGCAAGCACGTAATTATCAATACTGAGTGGCGTCTTAAGGAACTTTGCAAAAGTATTCCTGGAGCAAAGTGGGACGCAAGAACTCAGGTATGGAACGTGCCTACAAGTTGGGCGACATGCTTGGCGTTACGTAGTACCTTCAAAACTGACCTTCAAATTGGCCCTAGATTGACCGCCTGGGCTTCCAACGAGGTAGCCACACGTATTACCCCGGCGAACACGTTACGTGACCTAGAAACCCTGGAAGAGGGCAACGAGGACCTGTTCCCGCATCAGCGTGCAGGCGTCAAATTCCTATCGGTAGCCCGTAGAGCATTATTAGCAGATGAACCTGGTTTAGGCAAGACAGCGCAGGCAATTAGAGCATTAAAACAACTACAGGATAACGGGGAAGATGTATTTCCTGCCTTAATCGTTTGCCCTAACACGTTAAAGAAGAACTGGAAGCGCGAGTTCGATATGTGGTGGCCTGGAGTTGACGTAGAGGTTATTAAAGGCTCAGCAACTCAACGCCGTAAAGTCTTCGAGGAAGAGGCTGACGTATACGTTATTAACTGGGAGTCCTTGCGCTCTCATTCTAGACTTTCTTCCTACGGCTCTATTGCCCTCGCGCGGTGTCAAGAATGCGGCGGACATGACGAGAAGGTTACTATAAATCGCTGCGAGGTTCACAAGCGAGAACTTAACATGATTGACTTTAAGTCTGTAGTCGCAGACGAGATTCACCGCTCTAAGGAGCCAAAATCTAAGCAATCACGTGCCTTATGGGCCGCAACAGGTGATGCGGATATTCGCTTTGCCTTAACAGGTACACCTATCGCAAACAACGTTTTAGATCTATGGTCAATCCTTCACTGGTTATCGCCTGAAGAGTGGCCAAGCAAGACACGTTGGGTTGACCGCATGGTTAACGTGATGTTGAATGCCTTTGGCGGCATGATGGTGTTAGGTGTAAAGCCTCACATGGAACAAGAGTTCTACGCAACTATAAATCCACGCATGCGTCGTATGCTTAAGGCAAAGGTATTGCCTTGGCTTCCTGAAATGATGTTTGAACGTCGCGATATTGAAATGTCTACTAAGCAAAAGAAAGCTTATGACCAGATGCGTGACACGATGATTGCAGAATTAGAATCCGGAGATGCAATTACCGCACCTTCAGCATTAACGCAGACAATTCGTTTACTTCAGTTTGCAAGTTCATACGCAACTATGGACGTAAATGAAGATACCGGAGAGATGCGTGCAATTCTTGCCGAGCCTTCCTGTAAGGTTGATTCACTTATGGACGATATCTCAAACGGCGACTTTGGAGATGACTCCGTTGCGGTATGCGCGGTGTCACGTCAGTTGATTGATTTACTTAGTGCAGAAATGACTAAGGCTAAGATTCCACATGGTCTCATCACTGGTGCCCAGGACGAGGACGAACGTCAACAGGCGGTTGACGACTTCCAATCTGGCAAGATCAAGTGGATACTTTTTACAGCGCAGGCTGGCGGTGTTGGCATTACACTTACCGCGGCTCGTCGTTTAGTAATGCTACAGCGTCCATGGTCACTTGTAGATCACAAGCAGGCACTTGACCGTGTTCACCGTATCGGATCTGAAATCCACGACTCAATTATCGTCACGGACTATGTTACAGATGGTTCTATCGAGGAACGAGTAATTCAAGTTTTATCAACTAAGGCTGATAATTTTGAACAAATCGTAAAAGATAAAGATAAGCTTCTCTCACTACTTAAAGACGATAAGGCAGGAAAGCTATGACCCAGCCGGTAAGAATCTCAAACTCAGAAATCCAAACCTTCAAAGATTGCCGTAGGAGATGGTGGTTATCATATTATCGTCGCCTACAACCTAGAACTCAACAGATGACAGGAGCACTTGCACTTGGTTCTCGCGTTCACGAGGCGCTTGATATGTACTACGGCAAAGGCATCCCACTTCTTGAGGCTCACTCTGAACTTGTCGTGAAAGATAAGTTAATTCTTGAGGCTTCATTCCGCGATACGTACGACCTAGACTCTGAGGCTGAGCTTGGTCGCATCATGCTTGAAGGTTACCTTGATTGGGTTGATGAAAACGGTATTGACTCTGAACTAGAGATGATTTCTACTGAAGAGATCATCGAGATGCCTTTGCTTAACGGCGAGGTTATCCTACAAGGTAAGATTGATATGCGTGTACGTCGTAAGGCTGACGGAGTGCGTATGTTTAGAGACTTTAAGACCGTGGGAGGTTCGTTTACTGACTTCTCTGCGATGGCACACATGAATGAACAGATTCTTACATACATGATGTTAGAAACTGCGCAGAACAAAGAAGGCGAACGCTCTGAAGGCGGAATCTTTACTATGTTAAAGAAGGTTAAGCGCTCTGCAAACGCAAAGCCGCCTTTCTACGAACAAATTGAAGTTCGTCATAACGTTTTTGCCTTGCGCTCATTTTGGCAACGTATCCACGGTGTTTTAACTAACATGATGGATGCACGTAAGGCACTTGATGAAGGTGGAGATCACAGATTTATCGTGTACCCAAGTCCTTCACGCGATTGCAAGTGGAAATGCTCATTCTTCTCTATATGTCCGATGTTTGATGACGGGTCCGCGGCTGAGGCTGCACTTGAAGACGCGTTCCAACCTTCTGACCCATACGCCTACTACGGCGCAGAAGAGAAGAAGGGTAACGCTTAATAATGTTAAACACACACAAAGAGATGAAAGGAAACAGTGATGTCTGACGTACAACGTTCGTTGACTATCATGGTTTACGGCGAATCAAAGGTTGGCAAATCAACCTTCGCGGTAACCGCACCATATCCGCGTCTCATGCTTGACGTTGAGGGTGGGCATCGATTCCTACCTATCACCGTTAAGTACTGGGACCCTATTCGAGAAGAACCTCCAGTTGCCGATGGCACCTGGGATACGGTAGTCGTTAACGTTCGCGACTACGATGTTGTTCTCAAAACATTCCAGTGGTTACAAACTGGAAAGCATCAGTTCAAGTCACTTATCATTGACTCCATCTCTGAACTTCAAGTGAAGTGCATGGATTCAATCGCAGGTACTGAACAAATGAAGATGCAACAATGGGGCGAGTTGCTTCGTCACATGGGTGCGCTATTGCGTGACCTACGTGACCTTACAATGCACCCTACACAGCCGTTAGAAGCTGTTGTACTAACTGCTATGGCACGACCTGGAGCAGACGGACGTTCACGTCCTTATCTACAGGGTCAGCTTGCAATTCAAGCACCATACTTCTATGACATCCTTGGCGCAATTACAGTAGAAACGTTTCCTAATCCGGACCCACTGCAATCACCGTTTAAGGCACGTCGTATGTACGTAGAGCGTACAGACGAATACGAAGCAGGCGAGCGAGTACAAGGTAGACTTGGAAAGATCGTTGAACAAGAAAACCTTGGTATCGAACGCATGCTTGACATGATTTTCGGTCCAAGTACACCAGCAGTAACACCACCAACAACTAAGTCAGGAGAATAACCAGATGAGTTCACTCAATTGGGGCGATCTTGTAAAAGACGCCGGAGATGTAGGCAGTTTCGAACCACTACCAGACGGTGACTACGATCTTGTAGTTCAAGAAATCGTCGCAAAGGTTTCACAATCGGGCAAGACTATGTTCTCGCTTAAAGCACAGGTCCAGGGCGGCGCACACAATAAGCGTCTTGTTTGGGATAACTTAGTTGTTACTCCAGAGTCACCTGCTGCTCTTGGTATGTTTTTCCGCAAGATGGCAGCTCTCGGTTTAGGCCGTGAGTTCTTTGCAACAAGTCCTTCTAACGCTGCAATCGAGCAAGCTGCTAAGGGACGCGCATTTCGTGCACAGGTTGGCTCTCGCACATGGCAGGGCCAAAAGAAGAACGAAATTAAGATGTACTACGTAGCTACAGCCGCAGCGGGAGTTCCTACAACTGCTGCTGCTGCAGCGCCTGCACCAGCGCCTGCACCTGCACCAGCTCCAGCGCCCGCCGCTGCTCCAGTAGCAGAAGCACCAGCGCCAGCAGTTGCAGCAGCTCCACCTTCTGCTCCGTTCTAAATAGCACTCTAAGTAAGTCTGGTTTATCACCTATTCCTGGTACAGTGAATAGGTGATACTCCAAATCTACTTAGAAAGGTAGTGGGCATGAAGGTTCTAATTACAGGATTTACCGCGCTCCAAATTAACACAGAGAAGCGTACGATCCAAAAGATTGACGTGCCTGCTTCTATCGCAAAAGCATTGCGTGAAGCTGGCCATGATGTTGATTGGCGCAAGGTCACACCGGGTGAGGATCTTTCATCTTATGATGTTGCATGGGTAAACCTTGCACCGTTGAACTCACTTAACGGGCGTCAAGGTGCAATGGGCGCACTTTATACTTTGTCATCTGGATTACCTTGTGTAGGATTCTTTGATGACTGGCAGTTTAACACCGTGTTCAACGGTGCTCGTGCTTTAATTCGTAAACCAGAGATGCTGTATAAGCATCTGCTTGTAGGAACTGAACATCGCGGTGAAGAAGGCGCAACTTACTTTAGTCGTGCAGATATCGAGGCAGCACTCGAGCGAGTCAAAGAAGCAAACCCTGCGGCGGCAAAAAAGTGCTACATCGAACGCTACTACATGATGGACTCAGACGAAAACGTACAGCCTTATGAAAAACGTTTAGTTGAGGCATCACGAGATCTTATCGCAGAACGTTGGCTTGCAGGTATGGTTCCAGTTTGTCCTATGTATTCCTTCGGTGACAGAGCTATCGTACGCAAGCGTATGCCAGATGCAGTAGGACCTATCGAGGCGTTAGACCCGACGTCAACTGTTATTCCAACGCTACAACCTGTTACCGCGCTTCCTCCTACGGAGAAAAAGCGTGCATGGGTTCTTGGAGCTCTTATGCCGCACGATACATGGCTTGAAAGAAAGAGTCCAGACTGGCAAGTTGAGATCGTAGGAAGTCGTAAGCTTATTAAGAAGCTTGGCGGACAGAGATTTGCTACAGAGCAAGACGTACTTGAATTTTACAATAGACACTGGGGGATTCTTTCTCCACCGTATCCACACGCTGGATCTGGCTGGTGGCGTAGTCGTTTCCTATACGCAGCGCACGTTGGCTCTATCCTTGTAACTGATAAGGGCGAAGGTGATCCACTTGGTGATGCGTATAAGCTAAAGATCTCTGACGTTGAAAAGATGTCGGATACAGAGCTGCACGCAACTGCAATGGCTCAGCGCGCTGCTCTTGCGCCTTATATCCCAGAGTACACCGCGTTTGTTGAACACTGTGACCGTATCATTAAGCGTGCGGTTGCCGAGGATAAAGGCCGTGCATTGAAGGCAGACGGTACACTTGTATGAGTAAAATTCTTATCACAGGAATGAGTGCTTCTCATGCTTCAGAGAAGGCTAACTCGCGCTCGTTATCTTTTGCGGGAGTAATGAAGCTAGTTCTTGAACAGCAAGGCCATGAGGTTATACAGGAAAATCCTGAGGTCTCCTGGAACTTAAAAGATCTTGAACAATATGACTCCGTACTTGTTGGAATTAGTCCTATAACAAGTCTAAGTGCAAACCACGTCTACGGCGCATTGAGTGTTATTGACGTTTTATTAGACTCTCCAAAGCTTCATCTATTTATTGATGCACCGGAACCTGCAAAGATTACCGCGAGCCTACGCGCTATGAGTAAGACGCCTGACAACCTTACCAAGCCTTTCTACTCGTATCGCAAGGGATTTAGCTCTGCAGCGCAGCCAAACATGCTTCAAAACCTTATAGACGTTATAGACGATCTTCTAAATAAGAAATGGCCAACTACCTTGTACCCCGCACTGCCGTGGACTGACGACATGAAACACGTTGCAGACTGTTTACCAGAAGGTGCAGGCAACTCGCTTGTAGGAATCAACTTAGACTCATATTTAATTTCTACTCAGGACATGATTGAGATCGAGCGGCGTGACAAGTGGGTTGTAGAAAACTACTCAACTAAATGGGTTAAGTCTACTACGTCAACTCTTACACATCCGACAGTCCCTATGAAATGGAATAAGGCATGGACAGACGAGCAGGTATCTACGCAGATATCCTCTGGTCTAGGAGCTCTTATTCCTCCTTATTCTTCTAGTACGTGGTGGAGCTACAGATATATACAATGCATGAATAATCTAACTCCTATTGCAACAGACTGGAAGGAAAGCCAGCTTATTGGTTCTTCATGGACGCATCTTGCATCTAGTATTGAAAGTATGTCGCAGGAAGAGCGTGTTCAACTTGCCAAGGATCAACGTGATTCATACATTATAAATATACCTACACGTAGAGACGCAGCAATCAACTTATCACAAGCACTAGACCTATTCACGAGAAAAGAGCAAACTAATGTCCATCTTGTTCAATAGCTGGTTAAAGCGTACACGTGATCTTCAAAAGGATGTGTACTTTATTAACTATGAAGAAATGGAAGGCGATAAGCCTCAGAACATCCGTAAGTTTGTAGAGTACCTACGCTGGAATATGCTAGCGGTAGACGATGAACTTGCAGAGATGCGCCAAGCGATCTCATGGAAGCCTTGGCAACACGACGCTCCTTATGCGGACAGAGAAGAAGTAATTAAGGAAGCTGTTGACGTTTTGCACTTTGTCGCAAACATTATCGTTGCGGCAGGTGGAACAGACGAGATGCTCGATAAGTTCTATCTTGAAAAGATGGAACGTAACAAGCAACGTCAGCTAGACGGCTACAAGGTTAAGGACATTGGAGTAAAGTGTGCTCTATGCCAGCGCGCAATTGACGACGTAGGTCGTGGCGCGAGCCCAGAAATGTGCTCAAAATGTTTACCAAAGGAGGATGGACACGATGCCTGAGATCAACGAGCAATGGATTAAACAACAGATGCAGGAGGCAAAGGTTAAGGTTGGCGTGGGAAATGCGCTGCTAAAACTTCTTGCTGCATGGGAGCCTCTAAAATTATCTGATCCTCAGCAAAAAGAAGTACTTGTGTTATTTAACAAGCTAGCGCTTGGTCACGCGGTAACCCCTGAGGTTGCCAACGAGGTATGGATTGATGCGCAACCGGGAGCAATTACCGTAGGAGATCAGGTACGCGTAAAGCTTGATGCGTATCAAGGGTCTACAGGTTCTATGCACAACGGACGCAGAGGTAAGGTTGTAGGAATTCGCTACGGCGACATCATCTTTAAGTCTAACGACGATAAGGAACCTATCCTTGATGGAGCTCACTATTCACCTCATCAACTTCAGAAGAGAGTTCAATAATGAGATCTACAGTTGAATTTTTTATTACAGGTTCTACCTTGACTGAGATTATGGAAGGTGCTAAGCAGCGTTGGCAGGATTTTTGTGGTGACGAAAACGCAACCCTGCCTATGGACTCGGAGTTGCAGATCAAGGATAAACTTGACAACGGTAAGATACTTACAGGAATCATTACTATTCGTACGAAGGTAGAAGATAAATGACAGAGAACGACGCAGTAGTTCAGTACCGTGTTGAGGCACTACGTGAGGCCGCAAAGATCATCACAGGAGACAGGGACACACAATACGGAGGTCCTGAGGAAAACTTTGCCCGTATCTCAAAGGTATGGTCGATGATCCTTGGTGTCGAGATATCAAATGAAGATGTCGCGATGATGATGGTCGGGTTAAAGGTTGCACGTTACGCGAATAAGTCAGGGTTCCAGGCAGATACATGGATTGATATCGCGGGATACGCGGGTTGTGGCTACGAGGTAGGTATGCTCGAGCTAGAAAAGAATGCCAATATTTCTGCGTAGATAGCACGCGGTAAATGGTAAGTCGGTATAAGGTCCTACCTTAGGAACTACGAAAGGTTACTGCCTTGTCACAACATACATTTATCGACTGCAATGGGCTTGCCGCGTTCATGAGTCTTGGTTTTGTCCAGAATGACATGAAGATGATTCAACGCACCGGAACGTTAAACTTTGGAAACGTCGTTGCAGAAAACAACCGTCATCTTCTTGGAGATGATTGGACTGCAGAGTTTTCAGATGATCCTAATGAATGGCGAGTACAAAAGGCAGATGTAGTTATGGGTTGCCCTCCTTGCTCTGGTTGGTCTGTATGGTCTGGCCCTGCTAATCGTGGACCTGACTCTAAGGCGCACGAGCACACCGTAGCCTTTATGAAATACGCAGGACGGGTAAAACCACGCGCTATTGTTTTTGAGTGCGTTCAACAGGCATACACACAGGGACGCGACGTAATGGTTAAGTATCGCGACATGGTTGAGCAAGTCTCCGGTAAAAAATATGATCTGTACCATGTTAAGGAAAACAACCTACAGGTTGGCGGATTTTCATATCGCCCGCGCTACTTCTGGGTAGCAGTTGAATCTGGTCTTAAGTTTTCAACACCAATCACCGAACCGAAACAACTTCCACGTATTATGGACATCATCGGTGATCTTGCGGAGATGCCTCAGACGTGGAACAAGCAAAAGTACACCGCGCCATCTCCGTCAAAGTATGTTAAGCATCTGCGCACAAAAAACGGTATGGTTGACGGACATATCGGTAAATCAAATATTCACGCCCAACGTATTGAAGAGATCTTTAGCATCATCGGAAATGATGGCTGGGAAGGGAACGGCGATACAGGTGGCGCACTTAAAAAAGCGGTAGACTTAAACGACGGTAAGTTCCCTCAGAAATGGATCGACATTTCTCCTCGCGTTATTCGTAAAGATTTTAAGCTTGGATTTTCTCAGCCATATCGCTGGAAGGAAGATCACTGGTGTAACGTGTTAACAGGCTCTGCGCTAGATCACGTTGTTCACCCGACGCAGCCACGACTTATTACGCACAGAGAATCTGCTCGCATGCAAGGTCTTCCTGATGATTGGAATATTGAAAGCGCACGTGACTACTCACACCTTGCGGCTGTATGGGGCAAGGCTGTTCCTGTGCAGGCTGCAAACTGGATTGGTAAGGCTATCAAGGATTCACTTGACGGTAATCCACAAGGGCCAGACGCAGAGTTAATCGGAGATCGGGAATATCTTATCGACGCGGATAAGGGATTCTCCAGACACTACGCTAAGAAAAAGTGGTACAGTAGCCCTATGGAGACTATTAGCGAATGAAGCATATCCGCACGTACGATGACAGTCTCGTGCCGATCTGTGAAAGATGCTGGATAGACGAAAACAGTCTATGGGAAGCTGATAGTGTAGATATCAACGGTAATATCATTACTCGTCTGATAAGCGTTACGGTTCCGATTGAATTATCTCCAGGCGCGGTGTCGGATTGCTACGTCTGCGGAAGACTAACAGTAGTAGGAATTTACATCTCTTCTGTTGAGATAGATGGGGAAGATGAGATTGACGAGCTAGAGGAAGAACCCGTACACGAGGAGCCTACGCCCGACGAGCTGTAGTTCCTGTTATAATTTACTAAAATGACGAACGGACGAATACATGCAAACATTTGTACCTCATACCGACTCCTTTGAGCGCATTGCCCAGGAGTTAGATAACAAGCGCCTTAACAAACAGGTACTTGAGGCATGGCAGCTTATGCTAGTTCTTACTTCGCTAAACCCACAAGGAGAACACCGTGACCCTAAAGGTTGGCGTAATCACCCTGCGGCAAAGATGTGGGAAGGCCACGAGAAAGCTTTAGCCTTATACGCAACTACCATGTGTGACGAGTGGCTTAGGCGCGGTTATAAATCTACGATGATTCCTAAGATTGAAGGAACACTAATCCGCGCGCTTGAGCTAGGACGTATCAGCGACGAATTAACCTTCCCTTACTGGTTTAAGGATAAGGACACCTATGAGCAAATTGCCTCTACCCACCGCATTGCTTTATTGCGCAAGGAGTACGAGTGGTACTCTCAGTTCGGCTGGCCAGAGGATAAAGGTTATCGCCCAGAGTACTACCAATATCTATGGCCTGACGTCAACGGCGTACTCCAGCTCGGCACCTACAACAACATGTAGGCGTTGCTCAGTGACGCTTAGAGACACTTTTACACCTGACCTGAGGTAATTTATTGCAGTAAAATAATCTGCGTTTATCCACGCGAAGATCCACCTTTCAGTGTAATATTCCCTTAACGACGATAGCGCTAAGGGGAATTGTGAAAGACTCACGTATAGGTGAGCTTTTGTGGAAGGAATGGACGGGTGAAGGCTACGAGCCTTTACACGCTCATTCGGTTACCTTCTTCACAGAGGATCATATAGATCTAGAGAACGAGCTTATTCGTCGCGCACTCGCGTCTGCACTACAACGCGATGGTATATCCGTGTCATTAGGCAACGGATTTAAGTATCTTGACTCCGCGTTGATTAACTACGGTTACGCGGGAGAAGTAGACGGCGATAATGAATTAACCGCGTGCGATGAAGACGGTGAAACACGCGAAGGCGATAGCGTAGATGGCTTGACTCCTATTACGTGGGTCGAGGTAATCGCAGAATGAGCGGATCACTAGATCTTAGTTGGCAAAAAGACTCAGCATGCGGACAACAGGTAAACGAGGATTTCAGAGATTTCTTCTTTTCATCCGAGCCTGCAGAAAAATACCAGGCAAAGAATCTTTGCTTCTCGTGTCCTGTACGAAAAGAATGTTTGAAGTGGGCGTTAGAGCACAAGCAGATCTGGGGAATCTGGGGAGGAAAAGACGAAGGAGAAATTCGTCGTACACTTTCCGTATCCTGGAACGGACAGGAATCTCGTAGACAACGTTTTCCACAGTGCCCTTACTGCAACGCACGACCAAATAAACTTAAGACATTGGTAGTAGATGTTCCAGGTGGAGGACGTTGGGCAACCATGCGTCTTGTTCAATGCGAGGCTTGTGACTTTACCTGGCGCTCACGCACAAGCGCAAACGCGGTTGACGCGTATCATATTCAACGTGAAGAGAAGCTAGCAAAGAGCGAGCGCGATAAAGAAAAGAAAAAGAAGCCTAAGAAGGAAAAACCGCTACTGTAGCCAGCGATCTTTATACGCCACAGCTCTATCTTCTTTATCCTTTAGATACTCGTACCACCAGCGCGATGCGCCTGCGTTTTCTGACAGCGTAAGGATACCGTAGATAGTTCTGTTATCTAGATACTGTTTAATATTTTTATCGCGCGCGGAGTTTGAGAACACCATGTACTCCCAGCGATCAGAATCCTCTAAATACGAAAGCTCTGAAAGATGTTCGCGCTTAATAAGATACGTGCAGTGAACGCACATGCACTCGATAAGTCCCTTAACCTTTTGCTCTAGCACCTGGTAGTAGGCGTCGTTTGCGACGATTGAGCCGTAGTCGTCTACGATGTGATGGTAGTTAGCGTAGTACTGTCCAAGGTGTCCTTCGCGTTCCTTTGCAGTTTCCTCGTCGTCTACATTATCGCCAAACGCAACCGCGTAGCGAATAAACGGAGCTACGATAGGCAGGTCTAACTTAATAAGCTCGTTGAGCGTCTCCGGGAATATAAAGTTATCAACATCAACCACAAAGTAGTATTTGCAGTCAGTATCAAGGCACTCGTTAAAACTTTGTTGACGAATTTTTGCAAGGACCCTAAATCGTTCGCCGTTCCACTCGTGCTGCTTAAAACGCTCTACCGCCTCGCCGACATTTTGCTTATCGTACACGCAGCCTTTATAAAGATGAACGTTCTTCTCTATCCAGTCGTCTAAGATCTGCACGGTATTGTCGGTGTTGTTGTTCGTGCGGATGTAGAGAAATAATTTTTCCTTAGGGTAATCCCAAGCCTCAAGTGATTCAAGAAATAGAGGTAATACAGCTTCTTTTTGCTTTACAAGAACTGCAACAAATACATCAGGCTGTTCCATTTAGTTGTGCCTCGATTCCTGCTTTATAGAACCTTAGGTTTGTCTTTAGGCGTTCGTCGTCAGGGCTACCTGCAACCGCCAACTCACCATATTGTACAGCCTTATCTCTATCACCTAGGTAGTGCGCGGATAGCCCACGCATGTCGTCAAGTTGCCAACGCCATAGCGCCTCGGATGAAAGATAGTGATCCGTCTTGTCACACGCGGCGACAAGCTTACACGTCTCCCAGACTCCGCCCCAGTCACCGGAGTCGTAGTAGCAGCGGACCTTCTCGTAGTAATTTTCTCCGCAAGGATCAATCTCAATTGCCTTGTCTGCCCAAACGTGCGCCTCTTCTTTCTTACCTATGTTGCGCGAAGCCTCCGCGGCCCAACGACACACGGCTGCACGCTCGATGTACCAGTCCTTGCTAAACTCTGTAACCTTTTCAGCCGCGCTGATAACAAGTTCCCACTGCTTATAGAAGTAGTATTCACGACATAGGTAGACCCAGATGCGGTGATCCTCTCCAAACTCCTTTGACGCGGCAACAAGCATAGGTAGATACTGTCCGCGCGACTTAGTGTCATCAGGCTTATGATACATCTTAACTCCGTGAATTTGGCAGCTAACATTTTGTGTATCAAGCGAAGGAACAAATACCTCGTGAATTGGATATTTCCAATACATCTTATGTCGTGAGTGAAGACGGCAACCCCACCAAACGTGTCCGGTGTCAAACTCACACCAACCTTTTGTAGCTCCGTCTACCCACTGCTTCTTAACTTCCTCAAAGAAGTTTTCATCTACAAGTTCGTCCATATCTAAAGACAAGCATACGTCTATGTCGTCGGGTAGTAAACTCTGTGCGGTATTGCGTGCAACGTCAAAGCGCCAAGGCTTGACGCTAATCTCGTGAACTATTACTCCGTGCTCGCGTAGGATCTCAACCGTTCTATCTGTGGATCCAGTGTCACATACAAGGCGGAAGTCCGCGTCCTTTGTAGTTTCAGCCCAGCGGGCAGCGTGCTTTTCCTCGTTTAACGAGATGGCGTATGCGGCAACTTTCATGTGATTACCCTATCAAGAATAACGCTAGAAAGTGTCTATTTATGCAGAACACTACTACTTATAGACGTAGGTTCCAACGTGCGTAGCCTGAGGCCAAAATGTCGTATAGATCTTTCCACCAAGTTCACGCCATTTACGGCAGAAATTAACATCTTCTCCAAACCTAATACCATCAATAGTCTCAAGTGACCAGAAGTTATAAATCTCATCGCCTTTGCTAAGGTTAAGACAAGGTGTTCCGCCAAATCCGTAGACTTCAGTTGTAGGCATCATTTTTTCAAATACTGTACGACTGATAAGCATGAGCCCGGTGCCAGCTGACGCGACCTCGATTTTCTGAGAAGGGTCTACGTTATCTGCGTTAAGAGGCACAATATTATGGGCAGATGTGTAGTTATATAGATCAATCTTCCCTTGACGAGAGGCGTTAAGTACACCATCCCAGTTTAGAAACTTAAGCGGGACTACGCCGGAGATAACGTCTTCATCTTCTTCAATCATCTTAATCACACCCAGTGGATTAAATCCCTGGTCGGCGTCAATAAATAGAAGGTAGTCATACTCCTTGCGAAGGAAGTCTTCTGTTAAGAAATTTCGCGCCTCGGTAACAAGGCTTGAGTTATACACATCTTGAAAGTGGACCTCGTGTCCACTTTGTAGAAGGTTAATAACAAGGTCCGTAAGGCTGCGAGCAAAGTAACCGCTACACATAGCTCCATACATAGGTGTAGCGATATAGACACTCTTCTTTTTTATTTCTTTGGCCATGTAATTGCTCTTTTCTTCATATGATTAACTAAAACAGACGGGTCAAAGTAAATCTCAATACCTGCTTGATAGGCTTTGATGCACCACGATACGTCTTCTCCGATAGAGTCCACAACTTGATTACCTCTAGCGGTTGGAACTGTTTGGTCAAAGTGTTTAAACCACGGGCGCGGTAAACGCTCAAAGACACCATATTTCATAGTTACAAAGCCAAACCCGATGCTTTGAACCTTAAGAGGCGCTTTCATCTTCATAATTTCTGGGATAGGGATTCCTCCTGGTTTACCCCAAGCATGAACTGTTGTAGTAACCTCATCGGAGACTATATAGGCCCCGGAAACTACTTCATACTCTGATTCATATAGCTTAAAAAATTGTTCAGGAGTCCAAGCGATGTCTGAGTCAATCCAAAATATCTTTTTATATGTTACAGAATCTCCCACAGGACCACGATGGTCTGGGTTTAATTCCATACCTTCACCGCCACTTGCGGTTAGCTCGCGAGCATGATGAACAAGTGAGGCGTAGGCATTAAGCCACTTATACGTAATCCCGCGCTTGTCGCACTCTGCAAGCGTCTCAACTAGACTCTTTACATATTGCGCCTCGAGCATCGCGCCAGGCGTTGCTATAAGTACGTCGTAATGTTCCACTATTTTCTTCCCCAGCTGATCTTGTTCCAAATTCTTTCATGCCAATAGTAGATACCGACTTTAACTACAGTCTCCCAGAAGGCAATAAGGGCTGACAATGTGCCCTCGCCGGTAATGGCAAACACAACAGCAAAAGAACTTAAAGTTCCAAAGATACGGTAGCTAAGCGACTTAGTAAAGGATCGAGCCTTAGTTACCTTCATCCTCTCCTCCAAATTTTTTATCAACAAAATAGACCATAATTGCAGCAATTATAAGAGATGCAACAACAGCAAGTGTATACTCTTTCATTTATATGCCCATCTCTTTACGTTTTTGAGTTGCGCTAATAGCCTGCGTAGCAGCATCTAATACAACCTCCTCGATCTTGTATCCGACGTCACGCCCGTAGACAATGTTAGTGATGTTGGGGAACCGAACAACCATCGCGTCCTTCATTGCTGGATCCTTGTCGATATAAAAATTTACCTGATCAAACGACAGCGGATCCTTCTCGCTTGTTCCTTGCGTGTTGCGAACTCCTAGTAGAACCTGCGGTGTTCGTTTACCGGCTTCATTGTAGAGAGCATGATGGCCTTCGTGCCAAGGTTGATAGCGTCCAAGCATTAAGGTTGTTGGCTTTTTCCAGTCGTGTAGACCAGCTGCAGTCAAGACAATTTGAACTTCTTCCTCTACCGTGCACCCTGCCTCAACGCGAACACTGTACTCCAGCGGGTCTTCCCAAATCTTGTTTGTGTCTGCAAAGCGTCCTTCCTCGATACGGTCTACCCACACGAGGTAGTCTGGCTTACCAAATACCTTACGCGTTTCAAAGGTAGGACATATAAAATCAACCACAACTAAACGCCCTTGCGCGTCTAACAAACGAGCTAGAGCTCCCATACGACGAGCTTGCTCGATGCGATCCTCGGGAGTAAAACCAAGGTCCTTGTTAAGATCAGCTCGTACCTCATCTGCATTAAGATGAATGGCATCCGTGTGCTCTAGAAGAGCTTTAGCTAACGTGGTCTTACCAGATCCTGGTAGTCCAATAATTTGAATGATCATGTGTTTCTCCAAAACTCTAGTCCCGAGTATTGCTTAATTGTTGCAGGCGAAAATATCTTACTGTAGTCGTATTCTTCACGCTTGATAGTCGACTTCACCTTATGGTGATCCTTAACTCCCCAAGTATCTTCATACTTATGAGGTGTAGATAGTGACTTATACGCATGGGTGTAGTTAGGAATCTCAAGGAAATCGTACACCTTGCCTATAGTACTTTCCGTGTCCTTAGTAAGGTCGTCATAGTCTACTAGTAGAATATTATCCTTGAACTCAGGATATAGCACTCGTTTAAGATTTTCAATTCCCTTTAGAATTCCATTTTCTTCGTCACCAAGCTCCATGAAGTAACGGGCTCTTTTGTCAGCCATCAAGCTTTTGTCTCTATATTTTTTATATATAGTCTTGTCGTATTCGTTATTAGGGTCATTTTCACATAGTCTATTCCATGACGCAAGTATACCTAAAACATCACGCACTGGACATATAACCCTAATATCATTTTTAAGGTGGTTTTCTAGAATTACGTACGGGTGCCCGTCTAGCCAGGAGAAGTTCTTATCGACGATGTACTTCTCCGGGCGGACACTGTAGAATATTGGAATGATTGTTTCCATAACAGCGTAGATATGATCAAATTGATTAGCGTCTTTATTCTCTTTACTTTGATACTGGTTGTACGCGGCGCCTAGGGTGTTAGGAAGAGTCGACTGCGGTGAGACGTATATATCTGGATTTTGATTAAGAATAGAAGATAGCAGCGTGCCTCCTGAGCGTGGAAGCCCTGCCATAAAAAAGAATTTCTTTTCGTCATGTGTAGTCATAGGTAAATAGTAACATACAAAAGTAAAAAGCCGCCTAGTTTTCACTAGACGGCCTTTATACGTTAAGGTTTAGTTCATTGCCTCGTAGATTGCCTGTAGAGCAGCCTGGGCTGCTTGACGCTCTTCTGGTGTTGTTGCTGCTTCTAGCGTTGCACGGGCTGCTTCAATAGCTGCCTTCTGCTCTGCTGTTGGCTTTGCGCGACCAGCCTCACCACGTGCACCTGGTGCATATGGGGCATCTTCGTCATTGATAGATGCAAGGTAGAGAACAGCCCACGCAGAAGCCTCTGCTGCATCTGCCCAAGCATCGCCGTTAGGCCAATTAGGTTGATATAGGGATGCGACATCAGAATCTGGGTAAAACACCTTTACCGCGTTATCTGCATCTAGTTCATAACGTGCTGTCATTGCATTTCTCCTTTTTATAGTGCGGTAGTGCGGCTTAATTCTAGCCAATTAGTGCCATCAAAAACGTATGTGAGGGCAAATGTCTTTGCGGTTACTGTACCAGTAGCCAAAGTACCATTTGGCTTAAAACCAGTGCTAAATGTAATCGTGTATGAGGATGTACCGCTAGTAACAATAAGTAGTGTTGCTTTATCCCCCGCAGTTGCCGCTGTTGTTGTTGCCGTATAGGAGGCAGTAGCGTTTGGTGTTACGAGAATAGTGCCATAGCTACTAAAAGGAATTGTCGTAGTACCAGCTGCAAGGGTGATGGACTGCACAGTAGACGTGCCGCTTCCTCCTCTGTAGACAAGTTTACTCATTATGAAATCTCCGCTCCGAATGTTGAAAATGTAGAGGTACCGTTAGTAGATGTTACTCTGATACCGCCAGATGCTGGCAACGTGTATCCTGCTTTTATAGTTACCGTTGAATTTCCAGGAATAGAATTGTTATAAGCAATAAAGTTAGATGATTCTGTATTGCTATATCCTATTCTTTTTATTTCTGGAATTGTTCTGATAGTCCAAGTAATTCCGTTAGTTGAGCTTGCTTTACCTCCCCCATAGCCAAACCCCACTGCAACGAAAACATTACTTCCATACGCTACCGATTCCCAAGCGGCTGTATTTGGCATAGTTGTTGCTGTCCAAGTTATTCCATCAGTAGAATATATCGATGCGTTAGAAGAACCAAAATAAGCTCCTGTTGCAACAAATACACCATTTCCATAAGCCAACCCAACCCAATCAGGTGCAGACGGCAGAGTTCTTACAGTCCAAGTAATTCCATCTGTTGAAGATACGGATGTGGTTGATTCACCTGCTACTGCAACAAATATACCTTTACCAAAAACTACGTTTTTAAAATTAACAGACACTGGCATAGTTATTTCAGTCCAAGTAATGCCGTCTGTAGACGAGGCGGCTGTAGTAGAAAATGATGTTAATACAACAAACGTATTGTTTCCATAGACCGCTGCAGTCCAATTTTTACTTGATGGCATACTTCTTTGAGTCCAAGTAATACCATTAGTAGAAGTAGCTGAAACTGATGTGTTTTGAGCAGTAGCAACAAAAGTACCGTTACCAAAAGCTAAACCACGCCAATTTCCATACTGTCCATCTGATATCATGGTTGTTGTACTCCAAGATATTCCATTAGTAGAATAGAATGCTGTTGTTGAATCAGGCTGGATTGCAACAAATACACCATTTCCATACGAAACGCGCCATACAGAAGTAGACGCGACTGGCAAAGTTGTTGATGTCCAAGTAATACCATCGGTAGAGTATGTTGCTGTGGTTGAATAATCAACAATTCCTACAAACAAGTTTTTTGGTGCAATAGCAAGACTGTAAGTATCTGCAGTTGCAGAGGTATTAGTTACGTTAATTGAGCGCACTAATGTAGAGGTAGCAGCGGGAACTGTGTAGTTAAGTAATTCACCGCCTACAGCAGGAGCAGTCTGTCCTAATATCTTATAATTAGTTGTCATGATAGTTCAACTCCATATACTGAGAAGGTTGTATTAGCAGTTCCTTTAACAACTATAGCATTTTGGGCGCCTAAAACAATACCTGGTTCTAAGATTTCAGAGGCATTAGCCTGTATAGTTGCGGTTTTATAGAGGTTGTTTAGTGATGGAGAAGTGTAAGTATTGGATGTAGTTCCAAAGGCTGCAGATTTCCAGGGAGATTCTACAGGCAATGTACGCAGTGTCCAAGTAGTGCCATCTATTGAGGTTGCTGCAGTTGTTGAGCCAGGGTACCCAGTAGCTACTGCAACAAATGTGCCGTTACCATAGGCTACTGATATCCAACTAGCGCTTGACGGCAAAGTTCTTGTTGTCCAGGTAATACCATCTGTTGAGGAGGCTGCTGTAGTTGAGCCGTACACTAAAGCAACAAAAATATTACTACCATAGGTTACGGAGCGCCAATCGGCGCTTACTGGTAAAGTTCTTGTTGTCCAGGTAATTCCATCTGTTGAGGTGGCTGCAGAGGTTGAACTTCGGCTAACTGCTGCAAATACTCCGTTTCCATAGGCTACTGACATCCAGCGAGCGCTTACTGGCATTGTTCTTGCAGTCCAGGTTATGCCGTCTGTTGAAGATGCAGCGTTTGTGCTTGGTGTGTAGCCTGCAACTGCAACAAACACTGCATTACCGTAGATTGTTGAGCGCCATTTACTATTTGAAGGCATAGTTCTTGTTGTCCAAGTAATTCCATCAGTTGAAGAGGCTGCTGCGGTTGAGCCAACGTATCCAGTCGCCACTGCTGCAAAAACTCCACTACCATAAGATATTCTAAACCAGGCAGCGTCTGATGGCAAAGTTCTTGCTGTCCACGTTACGCCATCTGTTGATGTAGCTGCTGCAGTCGTAAAACCTCCTAAAGCAACAAAGGTATTATTGCCATAAGTTACCGAGTCCCAGTAAGCGCTTACTGGCAGGGTTCTTACAGTCCAAGTTATTCCGTCAGTAGATGAAGCAGCGGTAGTTTTTCCAGGGTAGTTACTTGCTAAAGCTACAAAGACATCTTCATTTGTTTTTGCAGTATTATAAACATTTACATCAAAAGTTTGAGCGGTATTAGCTCTATTAACAACAGTAATGTTAGTAACAAGTGTCTGAGTACTGACAGGAGAGGTGTAAAGAACCTCTTCTGTAGTATCAGTAGTGGCAACCTGCCCTAGAATTTTGTATACTTCAGCCATTTTTTATACTCCACCAATCATAAACACTGGGTTAATTGTAACAGTTGCGTTAGAGCCTGTCGGGCCAGTTGCGCCCGTCATACCGGTTAAACCAGTTGCACCGGTAAGACCTGTTAAACCAGTTGCCCCTGTAGAGCCAGCAACTCCAGTCGCGCCAGTATTTCCAACCGCTCCCGTTACTCCGGTAAGCCCCGTTAATCCAGTAGCGCCGGTATTTCCAACTGCACCAGTTTCACCAACTGCGCCAGTCATACCGGTTAAGCCGGTAGCACCAGTTTCACCAACTGCACCTGTTGCGCCCGTTAAGCCGGTAGAGCCAGTCATACCAGTTAAACCTGTTGCGCCTGTCATACCAGTTAAACCAGTTGCACCCGTTAAACCAGTCGCACCTGTTAAACCTGTAAGGCCCGTGTTACCTTGAGCTCCGACGTCTCCTGTTCGCGCAAACGTAATAAGAACGTCTTCACTGTTTGCCAGTGTTCCAGCGCCTGAGACATACGCGCAAGAGACGGTGAACCAACCTGTGTTGTCGGTTAGCGAGCTAATAGTATACAACGCAAAGATGCTTGCGTCGGACTTCTTAGAGATCTTAAAGTGACCCTTGATAGTGCTCGTAGAGTCGTCAATTGTGTTAAGGAACGACGACATGTCGATGGATGCATCGTCAAGTGAGTCGATGTACATGGCATTTGCCGACGCAAGCGTTGCGTTGTTAAATCTAACTGCGCCTGTGCCAGGATCTGCATTTGTAGTCGTAGTGCTGTAGGCGTAGTCGAGCGTTATGCCGCCAAAGCTTCCCTGTGCGCCGGTGTTACCCTGAGCACCTGTCATACCTGTCATACCGGTTAAGCCAGTCGCACCAGTTAGGCCGGTAGCACCTGTTGCACCGGTAAGACCCGTTAAACCAGTTGCTCCTGTTAGACCTGTCTCACCAACTGCTCCTGTGATGCTCGCTCCGGTAGCGCCTGTTAGTCCAGTTGCTCCTGTTAATCCAGTAGCGCCTGTTAATCCAGTAGCGCCTGTTAATCCAGTAGCGCCCGTTAAACCATAGCTAGCGGGCAACTGAGAAGTAGGGACCTTGCCTGAAATGTCAAGCTCTGCGACTCCTGAGTTTGCGCCCTTTTGTGTAAGAAGGATGTAATCGCCAAGTGAAGTTGAAAGACCGTCTGAACGAACGATGTCTCCAGGTAACTGCTCGTCAGGAACTACACCTGAAACGTTAAGTGTTGCTAAGCCTCCAGCGGTTCCCTCGTCAAGAGAAAGAATTCCTGTGCCTGTGTCGTAGTTAATCGCACCGGTTACACCGACGACACCGCTAGGGCCCGTTGCACCCGTTAAACCGGTTGCACCTGTTAAACCAGTTAAGCCTGTTGCTCCTGTGTTACCAGTTAAACCTGTTAAACCTGTAGAGCCCGTTGCACCTGTTAAACCAGTTAAGCCTGTTGCTCCGTTGTTTCCTTTAGCAGAGAGTAGATCCCATCGTGCAGATGCACCCGGGATATGTGAGGCAACATCTCCGCTTGCTATAAACGTATTGCAAAAATATGTACTACCGTTGTATTGAACTACGTCACGGACGTTGTACTCGACAAAATCAAAGGCGGCTCTCCAGTTGATGCCTGCAACGCCTGTTAATCCTGTCGCACCCGTTAAACCAGTTGCTCCGGTTGGTCCCGTCGCACCGGTCGGCGCAAAGTCACGGATAACCTTCCATACGGAGCCATCCCACTTCCATGTGGTTGAGCCCGACGTAAATGTGTCATTTACGCTGGGACTGTTAGGAAAATCAATAGGCATCTGACTCTCTCACTGCTGCAAAGGTATGGGTATACTATACTATAAATCTCGATGTTTATCTTAAAAACGAGCATAAAAAACTGCCCGCTCTTCTGGAGAAGAACGGGCAGTTTCCTTTAAGAAGGGGTTATGCGGAGAGGTCTCCGACGATTACCCATGTATCGGTCGCGCGCTTGATTAACGTTGCTGAAGACCACTGAGCGCGAAGCTTAGTGCCTGGAGTTCCGTTAAGTGTTACGCCCGCACCGCCGACAGTTACCTGTCCAGCACCTGTCTGCAATAGGTTAACCTGGTCGCCAACGTTGAACCCGGCAACTGCCGCGTTTGTTGGGATGGTCAACGTAATCGCAGATGCGTTGCTAAGCTCAACGAGCTTGTTAACGTCTGAGGTTGCTAGTGTGTAGGTTGTGCCTGTCTGCGCGTTAAGTGTTAGGGTCAAAACTGCGTTTGATCCTGTGGCACCTGTTGCACCTGTAAGGCCTGTTGCACCAGTCAAGCCGGTTGCACCAGTTAAGCCGGTTGCACCTGTAAGGCCAGTTGCGCCTGTCGCACCAGCCGCGCCAGCGTCACCAGTACGTGCAAACGTAATGGTTGTTGACTCGGCATTTGAGAACGATGTTGTGCCTGATACATAGGAAACAGCTACCTTGTAGTAGTCGCCGCTCGAAATGCTGTTGTTTGTAATTGTAAACAACGCAAAGTCGTTCGAGTTAGCGATATTTGTTACCTTTATGTGACCCTTGATTGGGCTTGTTGAATCATCAATAGTTGTTAGGAAGCCTGAGATATCTACTGCATCTGAGTCTGCCTTATTGATGTACATCAATGTTGCTGATGATAACGTCGCGTTGTTAAACTTGAAGTCACCTGCACCTGGATCTGAATCTGCGGTGTCTGTATCGAACGCATACTTGAACGTTGCTCCACCGAAGTTACCCTGTGCACCAGTTACGCCGGTGTTACCTTGAGCTCCTGTGTTGCCAGTAGGTCCGATGTTTCCGCCCACGGCTTCAACCCAGAATCCGTCAAAGTATACAAATACTAGACCGGACGCAGAGTCAAACCAAGCATCGCCTGTTTGAGGAGAAGCTGGAGGTGTTGAGTCTACAGTTGAGAACGTACCTTGAGCACCAGTTACACCAGTAAGACCAGTAGCACCAGTTAAACCAGTTAAGCCTGTTGCGCCGGTAGCGCCAGTTAAACCAGTTTCACCTTGTGCGCCAGTTACACCAGTTAAGCCAGTTGCTCCTGTTGCACCAGTAAGACCAGTAAGACCAGTTTCACCTTGTGCACCAGTTACACCAGTTAAGCCAGTTGCACCCGTTAGACCAGTCGCACCTGTTAAACCTGTTTCACCTTGTGCACCAGTCATACCAGTTAAGCCAGTAGCACCAGTGTTACCTTGTGCGCCTGTCATACCAGTTAAGCCTGTAAGGCCTGTTGCGCCAGTTTCGCCTTGCGCGCCTGTCATACCAGTTAAGCCAGTAGCGCCTGTTGCACCGGTTAGACCAGTAGCACCAGTGTTACCTTGAGCACCAGCATCACCTGTACGTGCAAAGGTAATGATAACATCAGCAGAGTTGCTGAATGATGTTACTGAACCTGAGACGTATGAAGATGATACCTGGAAGTAGCCAGTTTCTTCTGTAACACCGCTGATTGTGAACAACGCGAATGTATTAGAATCTTCCTTTAGGGAAATACGGAAGTGGCCCTTGATTGTTGATGTTGAATCATCAATTGTGCGAAGCATTGCCTGAACGTCTGCAGAAGCGTCATCGAGGTCATCGATAGACAATGTTGATGCAGCTGTTAGATCAGCGTTGTTAAACTTAAGCTTTCCAGATCCTGGATCAGAAAGTGTAGTGTTGGTGTCAAATGTGTAATCTAAGGTGATACCACCGAAGTTACCCTGAGCACCAGTGTTACCTTGTGCGCCAGTTACACCAGTTGCACCCGTTAAACCAGTAGCTCCTGTTAATCCTGTTGCACCAGTTAAGCCTGTTGCGCCGGTAGCGCCAGTTAAACCAGTTTCACCTTGTGCACCAGTCATACCGGTTAAGCCAGTAGCACCGGTTAAGCCAGTTGCACCAGTTAAACCAGTTTCACCTTGTGCACCAGTCATACCGGTTAGGCCTGTTGCACCAGTTAAGCCTGTAAGGCCTGTTGCGCCAGTTTCGCCAACTGCACCTGTCATACCGGTTAGGCCGGTTGCGCCTGTTAAACCTGTTAATCCATTAGCGCCTGTAGCGCCTGTTTCTCCATTAGCGCCTGTTTCACCGTTTGCACCAGTTACACCGGTAAGACCAGTAGCGCCGGTTAGACCGGTTGCCCCTGTATTACCTTGTGCACCAGTCGGGCCGGTCGCGCCTGTTGCACCTGTAGGTGCAAAGTCACGAACTACCAACCAAACAGTACCGTTCCAGCGCCAAGTTGTCGAACCTGATGTAAACGTCTGATTTAAGGACGGTGCATTAGGAAAGTCAATGGCCATATTTGCTTTCTCATTTCACTCGAGTGTTGGGAACAGAGAGGTTCCCGAAAGATATTTTATCCTTTAGGAAAGAAGATGACTTAAGGTATTATAAGAAAGGATTACCAGGAACCGGCAGTCCAGCCGATGCGATACCAGATCTTTGTAGAGTTATCTACGTAGTTAGCCGCGCAGAAGTAGAAATAGCTTGCATCTGAAGCAACATCACCAGTTAAGTTTCCAGAGACCCCGTACTCGTGAGCCGGAACCGACACAACGTTAACTGTTCCTGCCTCATTTGCGTTACTAATAGAGCGACTTGTAGCCTCAAGCCAGAAGTTGTCGTAGTACACAAACATGATTCCACTTGCCGGATCAAACCAAACATCACCTTGTACTGCTCCAGTCGGAGGTGTATCTTCAGCAGTTGAGAAAACTCCGCGTGTTCCTGTGTCTCCGGTAGGCCCTGTTGCGCCAGTTAAACCTGTTGCACCAGTTGCACCAGTTAAGCCAGTAGCGCCTGTTGCACCGGTTAACCCTGTTAAACCAGTAGCGCCGTTTGCGCCTGTAGCGCCAGTTAGACCAGTTAGACCTGTTGCACCAACTGCACCTGTTGCTCCGTCAACTCCAGTAGCACCGGTTGCTCCGGTTACACCTGTATTTCCAGCTACACCAGTTGCTCCAGTTAAACCAGTAGGACCTTTAGGTATCCAGATTTCCCATTGTCCATTGCTTAAATAATCAATTGGGTCACCTAGTTGGCCGCTTGCCTTAGCAAGATAAAGCTGTCCGTCTGATCCTCTTACTACTGCAATGTCTGGCAGATAACCAGATGATGGATTATAGTTTCCTAAGTAAGAGATTCCAAATCCAGCGCCTGTCGCACCAGTTGCTCCAGTTAAACCCGTAGCTCCGTCTAATCCAGTTGCGCCAGTGACTCCAGTATTTCCAACTGCACCAGTATTACCAGTCGCACCGGTAACACCTGTGCTGCCTGTAAGACCTGTTGCTCCTGTCGCACCGTTAGCACCAGCTGGCCCAACTATCTGTCCAACGCTACTCCAAGAAGACCCACCCCACACATACAAATCACCATCTGCATCAACGATATACGCATCATTGACAGCGTTACCAGTGGGAGGCAAACTTCCAACGTTTGCGACGCTTCCACGCACATTGATTGAAGTACCCTGCGCGCCAGTTGCACCCGTTGCTCCAGTTGCACCGGTTAGTCCTGTCGCACCAGTTGCACCAGTTAATCCAGTAGCACCAGTTAAACCTGTTGCTCCAGTCGTTCCAAAGCCTGCAGGAAGTTGCTCAGTAGGAACCTTGCCGTTAATATCAAGTGATGCAACACCAGAGGCTTGGCCTTTTTGTGTAAGTGGGACGTAGTCTTCAAGTGACCCAGTGCTACCAACTGAGTCAAGTTGCTCGCGATACGTCTCCGCAATGATACCAGCAACTAAGGACTCGTCGATTCCTTGCTGTGTAAACGAAGGTTGCTCCGGTAAAAGTAAGTTAGCGGTTACTGCGAGAATTACACCTGTACCACCAGCAGGTTCAATTGCAGTTCCTGCGGAGTCCCATGCAACTGTTAAGGTAATAGGGTTAGATGCCACACTAACTGCTGCTGTAATCTCATAGCGAACTGCACCGGCGGTGTTGTCGTAGAGATAAACGCGCTGTCCGATGGCAATGTCACTTGGGCCATACAGTCCAGAGTCATCAACAAAATTTCCAGATACGCTATATACGCCTGCTGACGTCTCGGTTGCAGACGTTACTGTAAAGCGACCGGATAGCGGTTTTGTCATTTACTATCCTCCCTTACGCGAAGCTAAATCGAATAGTTCGGTTTGCTGATGCCATTACAATTGATAGTTGATCATTGCCACTTAATGAACCTAAGTTAATATTAGGTGATGATTGTGCGTTCGTGTCTTCACGCCAGGCAAAGATCATTGGCGGGTACCTGTCTGCGGCTGAAGAGTTAAGCCCTACCGCCGCGTAGTTAAAGATCAAGGGAGACGCGACAGATGAAGGAAGTCTCATCATGCCACCGATAAGAGTTACACCAGCTCCTGTAGGTGCGTATAGCGTAACAGTTGAGGTAACGCGCGCCATGTTATATCCGCGCGAGTAAACTCCAGTTGTGCCATTGCTTGTACCTGTGTTGGCAACAGTAACAGTAAATGTATTTGTATCGACGACTGTGACAGTTAAGGACTGTGCGGTAGCGACGTTTGTGTCACGAAGAATAACACGGTCGCCTGTTGTTAGTCCGTGAGACGCAGAGGTGACTGTTAGAGTAGTAGTAGAACGACTCCACGTAAGAGCTGATTTTTGATTAACATCATAAGACTGTAAATAAAATTCTTCACCAGCTGTTGTTTGTACCTGGTAGCGCTCGATGTACATCGATGAGCCTGCGCCTGCAGGGCCAGTTGCGCCTGTCGCACCAGTCGTACCCGCACCAGTTACACCAGTTACACCAGTAGATCCTGTAGCGCCAATAGCACCAGTTGCGCCAGTCATACCGGTCATACCAGTTAGACCTGTCGCACCAGTATTTCCAACAGCGCCAGTCTCTCCTGCGCCTGTCGCACCTGTTGCACCAACAGCTCCGGTTACACCTGTATTTCCTGCAACGCCTGTTGCACCAGTTTCACCAGCGCCTGTCGCACCTGTTGCACCAGTTACACCGGTGTTACCAACTGCACCTGTTGCACCAGTATTACCAACCGCACCAGTATTACCAGTTACACTTGCTCCGGTTGCACCCGTTGCACCAGTCAAGCCGGTTGCTCCAGTTAAGCCTGTTGCGCCTGTTTCACCAGAGCCTGTTGCACCTGTTGCTCCAGTCACACCGGTTAGACCTGTTGCTCCTGTTAAACCTGTGTTACCAGTTACACTTGCACCTGTCGCGCCAACTGCACCAGTCACACCGGTTAGACCTGTTGCTCCAGTTGCTCCTGTTAAACCTGTGTTACCAGTTACACTTGCACCTGTTGCGCCTGTGTTACCAATTGCACCGGTTGCACCCGTGTCACCAGCTATACCTGTTGCTCCTGTTGTACCAGCACCTGTTGCGCCGGTCGCGCCAACTGCGCCTGTTGCGCCCGCTACACCTGTTGCTCCTGTTGTACCCGCACCTGTTACTCCTGTGTTACCAACAGCGCCAGTTGCTCCTGTGTTACCAACTGCACCAGTTGCGCCAGTTTGACCAGCGCCTGTTGCTCCGGTTACACCTGTATTTCCAGCTACACCAGTTGCGCCTGTAGTTCCTGTTGCGCCAGTCTGTCCTGCACCTGTCGCACCGGTAGCTCCTGCTGCTCCATTAGCTCCTGCAGGTCCAACGATCTGACCTACACTTGCCCAAGCAGAGCCACTCCAAACATATAAATCTCCATCAGCGTCTACTATGTAAGCGTCGTTTACCGTGTTACCTGAAGCGGGCAGATTAACAACTGCCGCAACGCTTCCCTTAAATGTTATTGATACGCCTTGTGCACCAGTTGCGCCTGCTGCACCGGTTGCGCCTGTTGCTCCTGTTGTACCCGCGCCTGTTGCGCCCGTTGCGCCTGTTGCTCCTGTTGGTGCGCCAGCTGGACCAGTTGCTCCTGCAGCGCCCGTTGCTCCAGTCGTACCTGCACCAGTTGCACCTGTTGCACCAGTAGCTCCAGCAGGACCGATAGGTCCGCGAGCAGTAGTTGCAGAGGATACTGTGTACCCAGTTGACGTTGGGACTAGGCGCGCGATCTGTGTAAATAGATCAATATCCGAGCCGTTTCCGATAGGCAGGAAGACTCTTACGTTTACAGACTTAACACCGTTGATTCGAATAGCAACTTCATATGCCCAACCTGACGGAGTAACAAGTGGGTTATCGGTAGTCGGAAGCTCTAGTGAAAACGAACCTGTGCCGTCTAGAGATACTGTAGTTGCGCCACTTAAAACAACAGAGTTGTCAGGGTCATATATAGTAGAGGTAGGCGTGAAGGAAATAGTTCCTACACCTGCGATACCTCTTGATGAGAGATACGTGCCTATGACGGTACGCGTTACAACGTCCTCAGACCAGCTTGGCACAGAAGCTCCGTTCCTAAAAACTTAACGTACCTATATCTCTCAGAACATCGCAGAGACAATAATAGGAGACAGGTACATACTACCAAATAAATAAAATCTTTACTTGGATATTTTATTATTTATTGGCTGGAATTACGCTAACATCAAGCCTTGGATCGTGATCTTTACCTACGACCATGGTCAATATACCAGGGTTAGACTCTAGGCCACGTCGGTCTCTAAACCATGCTGAGCCTGGGTCAACAGTGGGACATTGCGCCCAAAATCTTCCGCCGACGTCCATAGATCTAAAGTTGTGGAAGTGTCCTGATAACCAAACATCGCATCCGCCGAGAGCAGTTTGACCCGCTGCCTGCTCTGATAGATACTTGGTAACGTCTCTTCCACTTTGGTGCCCATGAAATAATCCGATCATCGTTCCGCATACCTCAACGGCAAGTGTTTGATGATCTTTTGCAGGGAACCTAAACTCTACGTGCGATAGCGCACTGCTTTCAGCGCAGATAGACTGGGCTACGTTTGCGATGTGCGTATTCCATCCTTCAGATGGGTCAAGCACAACCTGACGGCTAACCTCATCGTGGTTACCGTTTACTACCGCAACTACAACGCGATCTACTAGAGGTGCAAATGCCTTTATTTGAACCATAAGCACACCTATGCCTACGCGTATCTGTTCGGTAAGACCCATATCCGACGCGGAGTGACTTTGCAGTCTTCCACCCTGAGAAACGTTACCTTCAACGTGATCTCCTAGGAGCGCGATAACAACCGTGCCTATGCCTCTTCCAACTTTTCTAAGGTCGTGTAAACGATGAACCGCACCTTCAGTTGCTGTTTGAATACGCTCTACTGTCTCCTTGGTGCCCTCTCCGTTAGCTTTCTTACCTAGTTGCTGGTCGCTGGGCGCAAAAATAAAGGCAAGGTCTCCGGTTGTCACTGGAGGCTTCTTGCCAGGCTTCCAATTTTGCATACTCTTCATTAGATCTTTTATGTCTAGGTCTAACTCTGTTTGAGATGATATTGGAACGATGTTAATTCTTTGTGATTCTAAAAGCTCGCCGTCGTATCTTTGCCAACGCGATTTTCTTACCGACGTAATCGCCCAATGCTCTGGATTAAGGTCAAATTCTATTAGTAATTCTCTTGCATCAGGAATATCAGAGATAGGTCGCGGTATAGAGATTACATAACCGCCGTCATCTCCTACGTCCATGCGTGGACGCCATGCCTCATCAGGAGCGCTGTTCTTCGTCTTAAAGTCTGATCCAGAGCGCCCCGGAACAGAGAGCTTGTCAAATAGCGTCATCTACGCACTGATCTTAGGATTAGATCCGAAGCAGCGACAAGCGCCGCGGCGATGTTTTGTCACCGCTGTATCTCCTACGTCTAAGCCTTCTTCTCTTAGAGCCGCGGCGATGGTTGTGTTAGGAAGACGTCCTGGGGCACCGTAGGGAACCTCAAGTACCTCGGCAAGTTTTGCCTTGTCTTCCTTTGAAAGCTGGCTTCCTGTTAGGAGACTCCCAAGCTTACATGGCAGTCCTGCACCGATTCCTGTTGATTGAGATAGACGTTCAGCAAGTGACATATAGCTCTCCAAGTATTGTCTACACGCTACTTAACGGCATCTCCAGTTAAGTGAACTATAAGCCACGGGCTAACAGTTAGGAAAATTGTAACAAGAAGTGAGCAAAAGTACTGCTTATTTGGCATATAAATAGTTAAATTAAAAGTATTCTTAACTATGCTTTTTAGTGTACTTACAACAGGAATACAGTACAGAAGAGGTTAAAACTAGCGGTGAAGAAAACTGCTTCTTTTAGATGGATGGATCTTTCTTTTTACGGGTCTTTGTCATCTTTGGCTCAACGGGCGCGGTGCCCTGGTGCATTTCAGGAATAGAAAGTAGTTGGAGCAGTACATCCTTGATGAACTTAACCTCTACCGCCGTCTCCTTGGCAAGCTGTGAGCTAGCGTTCATCTGGTCCTTCATGGAGTTTCCTCCATTTTCCCAGAGCTGATACTCGACGCGATCCATACGGTCGGACATCGTTCTTCCCTGCTCGTCTACACCGATGGCCGACTCTACGCGGTTAATGATCTTGTATATCTTGTAGATGAAGGCTAGGAGAAATAAGCCTCCGCCTATGATTCCAACCACAGCGCCTACCTGCATCGATAGTTGACTTAGCAAGGTAGTTGCCTTTCGGTCGGGTATTAAAGATATATCAAATTATATATTAAGGATTAAGATATTAGTTGTTTCGGTTGTTTACTTTTAGGGTAGGTACCCTTTATAGTCGCCAAGTAACAAAGATTCTAGATAAGTGATATGATAGCTCTTCTCTAGAAAAATAGAGTTTTACATAATTTGATTGGAGCTAACGACGCATAGATGCTAAAGCAGGGTAATCAAATATGAGCGTATGGGAATCAGCTGAGGGACGTTTAGGTCCTGCTGCAAGTTGGTATGCAACTCATAATTGGTCAATACTTCCTTGCTATGGAATCGTCGGAGGCCGCTGTACTTGTGGCGGCGCACACGTTGAGCCAAAAGATGTAGGCAAGCACCCATCACTTCCAGAGTGGAACAAGTTCGCGACTACAGACGCTGCAACTGTTAACTCTTGGTGGGACAGAGATCCAAACATGAACATCGGTGTCATGTGTCGTTCAAGTGGATTTTTTGTAATTGATATTGATCCGCGCTCAGGTGGACCAGATTCATTTGAAAAGTTTGAAGCTTTAGTCGAAGGATTCCTGCCTCCAACAGTTGAGGCAATCACAGGTGAGTACACAATCGCAGGTGGAAAAGTTATGCGAGGACGTCACCTATTTTATAAGTGTGAAGAGTCAGAGCAGCTCGTTGGAAATCTTAAGAAAGCAAATCTTCCGGGCGTTGATATTAAGCACAACGGATATGTTCTCATTACTCCGTCACGACACTTCTCTGGAGTTTGTTACGAGTGGGCACCAGGACATGCGCCGTGGGAAATTGAGATGGCAACCGCACCTGAAGAGCTATTGCAGTCTCTGCGTAAAAAGAATAGTCGACGCGGTGGCACAAATCTTGGTGAAGGCGACTGGAGTTTCCTAGAGGATCTAGACTTTGCAGGCGAGCGTATCGACGTCGAGCGTTTGCTTGAAGAAGGAATTGAGGAAGGCTCACGCGCGGTTGATATCTACTCGATGACGTGCGCACTTGCTAATAAGTTCCCGGTTAACACAGAGGCTGGAAAGCTTGCTGTTGAAACAATGATGATTCGCTTTAACGCTGAAAAAGTACGTCCGCCGCTTGAGCTTGAAGGCCAAGGCGGATTGTTAATGCACGTTCGCAGAGCTATACAGTTTGTTATTGACAATCCAAAATCAGAGCGCATGTGGCCAGGATTACAAGAATGGGCTAACAAGTCTCAAGATGAAACACGTTCTAAGCCTGCAAAACAAAAGGAAATTAGAACAACTGAAAATTATTCACCGCAGGACACGTATAACATGCCTGGAACTATCGGCGGATCTATTACACAGTCTATAACAGACGGTGATTCAATTTCCGAGGCATCAAGTCTTTTAAAGATGGATGTACCTAAGGACGTTGACGCGGTTAACGAAAATGACGGCGGAGAACCTGGTAAGCGCACACTTACAGATACAGGAAACGGTCGTCGTCTTGTAGACTCGTTTGGTCCTGCAATTCGTTACACACCTGGACTTGGTTGGTTTCACTGGGACGGCGGATACTGGAAGCCTGACGTAGAAAATCTTGAACTACAGGAGTTAACAAAGAAGCTTGCACCGGTTATTGCATCCGAGGTTGTTAACTACGAGGATGCAGACAAGCAGTCAGAGTTAATGAAGTGGGCACTGCAGGCTAAGTCTAACTCGCGCATCGCAGGCTGTATTGAAAACGCAACGTCCGATCCTCGTGTACAGGTTGAGGTTAACGCCTGGGACTCAGATGAAACACTGCTTGGTGTTGCAAACGGAGTTATTGATCTTCGTACTGGTGAATTACTTAAAGGCCGTCCTGATTTATTTATTACACGCCGCGCACCTGTTGCATACACGCCAGGAATGCGAAATGTTAAGTGGGAACAGTTCTTAGATTTTGCAACAGGTGGAGACAGAGAATTACAGGATTGGTTGCAGCGTGCAGCTGGATACTCGCTAACTGGTCTACGTACGTACGACGTAATGTTTTTAATTTACGGACCTGCTGGTTCAGGTAAGAACACATTAGTTGAAGCTTTAGTAAAGTGCATGGGCACGCAACAATATGCGTGGCCGTTAGACTCTTCTATCCTTGCACAAAACGACGGACAGGCTAATGGCTCAGATCTTTATCACTGGGCTGAGCTGCGCGGACGTCGTATGGTATGGGTTGACGAACTTCCAGAGTCTGAAAGACTTAAGGAAAACTCAGTTAAGAAACTTACAGGCTCTTCTGAAATCTCAGCTCGTTCACCTGGTGAAAAACCGTTTACATTTTCTTCTCGCGCAAAACTTTGGGTAACTACAAATCACCGACCTATCATTAACGATGATGCGATGTGGCGTCGTATTCGTCCCGTGCCGTTAACAAACGTTCCTGAAAGTCCAGACCCAGACCTAAAGCACTACATCTTTGATCCTGAAGGAGCCCTTCCAGCGGTTCTATCCTGGGCAGTTGAGGGCGCGATTAAATTGCTTGGCTCGTCTGCACGTGATGCGTTAGGAACATGTAAAGTTGTATCCGAGGCATCTGAAATTTACAGAAAGAACGAAGACCGTATCGGTATTTTCTTAAACGAAGAGACAAAGGAGTCTGAGGGAACGGTAGTTCCTA